AAGAAAAACCTAAAGAAGAAAAACCTAAAGAAGAATTTAAAAGGTTTACTCCTGCTCAACAACCAGGTACTCCTTATCATCCTTGGTGGTTACAAGACATTGTTAAAATTGCCGGTGCTGCTGGAGATTTAGCTAGAGTAAAAAGATATCAACCATGGCAAGCAACTCCTCAAGTATATTTACCTGAGGTAACATTTTATGATCCTACCCGTGAATTAGGTGCTAATGCTGAACAAGCTAATATACAAACACAAGGTATGGCAGCTTTTACAGGACCACAAGCTTTATCTGCTAGATCATCTTCTATTCAAGGTCAAGCTTTAAAAAATGCTGCTGATATTATGGCAAGATATAATAATCTTAATGTTGGTTTAGCTAATCAATTTAATAAAGAAAGAACTGATATTCTTAATGCAGCAGCACAAAATAAAGCTAACTTAGATACTCAATTGTATGATAAATATACAGTTATGAATCAACAGTTTGATAATTCAAAAAATTTAGCTAGGCAAAATGTAAGACAATCTTATATTGATGCAATAACAAATAGAGCTAAAGCTCAAGCTTTAAATACTTTATATGATAATTATTATACTGATCCTTCAACAGGTGGTATGATAGGATTCAATCCTTATTTTGTACCTACTCCAAATCAACCATCAAAAACTATGGGAGATGAATTAAAAAGTCTTATGGATCAAGGATTTACAAGAGATGAAGCTATAAAAATTTTAACTGGAAGAGGATCTAGTTCAAAAAATGAAGCTGATGATAGGGGAGATTATTTATCGCAACAAGCTTATACTTAATAAATAAACTTTATAAGTGTATTAAACATATAAAATTTTAAATATATTTATATTATAAAGTTAATGTAACTCAATTAAAAACAAACATGGCTACATATATACAGGGTTTAACAGACTACATTCCACAAATCCAACCTTTTCAACCTGATCTTAACTTTTTTGCTAATGTTATGCAAACTAAGCAAACAAAGTATGATGCAGCAAAAAAGAAAGTAAATGATTTATATGGAAGTCTTTTATACTCGCCTATGTCTAGAGAAGACAATATTAAAAGAAGAGAAGAATTTTTTAAAGTAATCAATGGAGATATTCAAAGAATTGCAGGATTAGATTTGTCTAGACAAGAAAATCTTGATCAAGCTTTAAATGTATTTCAAGGATTTTATGATGACCAAAATATGGTTCATGATATGGTTACTACTAAAAAGTTTAACTCTCAGTTACAAAAAGCTGAATCTTTAAAAGGTTGTGTAGATGCTGATAAGTGTGGAGGATTATATTGGGATGCTGGTGTAAAAAAAATGCAGTATCAAATGGAGAAGTATAAAAATCTTTCAGCTAATGAAGCTGTAAATTTTAAATTAGATCCTTATGATTCTTATGTTCCGTGGCAAGAAAAAGCTATGAAACTTGTTATGGATAAAGGATTTAATGCTGAAAAAGATACTGTAAGTGGACAATGGATAGTTACTGACAAAAATGGAAAACTTATTAAAGATGGTCTTTTAGGAGTATTTAAAAGTGTATATGGTAATGATCCAAGAATAGAAGAAAATTACAGAACTATGTCTTATGTTGATATAGAAGATAATATAAGAAATGGTATTAATATTCATGGTTCTAGAGAAGCTTCAGAACAGGCTTATGCTACTAAAGTTTTTAATCAAGGTCTAGAAGACATTAATAAAAAGTATAAATATGTAAGTGATAATTATGCTCAAGTTAATAATAGAATATTAGAACTTGAAAAGAAAAAAGAAAAAACTGGTAAACTTTAAATAAAGCAATCATAGCAAATGCTAGTGCTTTAGAATTTAAAGACATGGACAGTCTTGCTGAAAACTTATCTAAAAGAGGTGAAACAAGAACTATTAAAGCAAATCCTTATGGAGAAATAAGTGCTAGATCTGCTGCACAAAAGAGTGAACTAGTTCTTGCAAGTAGTTTAAGAAAAGATGAAAATCTTCAAAAGTTTGCTATTAATGTAGAAGAGATGAAGATTAAATATGGTTATGATGTTAGTTTAAAAGAAATAGAAGAAGGTGTTAAAAATGGTACATTACCTAGTCCTGCTGGAGATTTTACTACAGGAGCTACTGAAGTAGAAGCAACTCCTGGTTCTACTGTTTCTTATGATTTAAAAGAAACTCCTGAAATGATGTATCAAAGAACTAGAAGAGAAGCTTTTGCATCTGAAGCTGATTCAAAAAATGGAGCTTTAAGTTATTTATATGAAGTATTTACCAAAGCTAAAAATTCTAATGCACCTGGTGCTAAACAGTATTTAAAAGATAACTTTGGTGATAATTGGAATAAAATAACTGATCCTAAATCATTAGAAAGAAATATAAAGAAAGGTAACTATTATCAGCTTTTTAGTAATACACTTACTCAATTAGATCAAAAGAAAAATCCGTCTGGTGATACAGGCTGGGCACAAGATTTTGTAGGAGGTTCTAAAGCAAAAGAAGTTGCATATCATGTTAAAAAAGGTCATGATGCTTATGTAGCTAAAATGGTAAATGCTCTTGATGCTAATAAAAAAGTTGTAAACCTTATTAAATCTAAAGCTACAGAAGATAATAAAGCTGCTAAATATGCTGATTTACTTTTAACAAAAAGTGGATCATTTATAGGTCATAATGAAGATGCCCCTAAAAGTTTTATTGAAGATTATATAAAAAGAGAATATGCTGCTGGTAATTATGATGCAGATGCAAGTGATGCTCAAGATGTTTATGAAGCTTTACAAGATCAATTTTATATAACTTATAATACTACATCTAAAACTTTTAATACAGGAGCCGGACTTAGTGGACAGGGTAACATATCTGCAAGAGGTTTAAATTACAGTGCATTAGATCTAAAAACTAGAACTGGTCCTTCTGCTGATGTTGTTAGTACTATTAATGAAGCTATATCAAATCCGGGTGGTGCTAAAATTGTAATAGGTTCATCTAATGATAGAGAAACGTATGAAGATACAGATCAAGATGAAACTGCTAAAATGGTATTAGAAGCTCTTGTAAGAAAAGTTAATTCTAAAGATAAAGACAAACCTACTATTTCTGCATTATTATCTGCTATTGCTGCAGAAAAAGAAAATGTAGGTTCTATGAGTTTAAAATTACCAAAAGATTTTCTTGAAGAAGTTTTAGGAAGTAAAGAAAAAGGTGATCTTGCTGTTAAAAGAGATAAAATATTAGCTGATGGTATTACATTATTTTTTAATAAGGATATGATTAAAAGTAATATTATTGAAGCTACTAAAATGACTAATACTGAAACAATACTTAGAAGTGGTAAAGATGTAGATATTGATGTATTTTCAGACTATGGTGGAACAGTAAGATTTACAGATTATGATGAAAGATCAGGAACTGTAAAAGTAGTAACTGATAAAAAAGTAGTTAGAAATGGAGAACTTGTTACTGAATCTCTTTCACCTAAAACCATTTCTATTTCTGATATTAGCACCTCTGAACAAATGATGTTAGAAGGATTAAGACTTGCTTCTGAAAGCAATAAGAAATTACTTAATAAATAATATAAATGGCAGAAGAAATTAATCAATCTCAGGAGGTAGTAGAACAACCTACAGCTGAGACAATATCTCCTTCTACTCAAAATGTAGATTATTTAGATAATGCTTTGAGTTCTTTAGAAACTCAAAAAGTAACAATGCCTGCTAAACCAGCAAGTAGTGATATTTATAAGTATGTAGTTGGGAACCCTTTATCAGGTAGTAATCCAGGTAGAGAAAATGTTTCTTACTTAGATGCTGCTGTTGAAAAATTAGGTAAAACTCCACAAAATGACTACTCTATAATGAGACCTTATAGTTATAGTGGAGATTTTGATGGTGCTAATTTTGAAAGATATTATAACTCTAAACCATATAAAGATCTTGGTTTTTCTCCATATAGAGATAATGAAAGTCTTTATAATGATAACATGACTTTTGGAGATGAGTTTGTTAGAGCAGCTAGTCAATGGCCATCTTTAGTTTGGACTGGTATAAAATCTGGTGTTAGTACTTGGGGTGATATGTTTACAGATCCTTTAGCTCCAGATGTTAAAAATGCTAGAGAAATGCAGAGGGCTATGGAGATTGGTTCTTCTACAAAAGGAGGGGTTGGTGGATTTTTAACTAATACATTTCTTAACTCTGGATATAGTATTGGTATAGGTTTAGAAATGTTAGCTGAGGATTTAGCCTTGACAGCAGCTACTGTTGCTACCGGAGGTTTAAGTTCTGAAGTTACATTACCTTCTATTTTTACAAGAACAGGAAAAGCTGCAGAAAAAATAGCTGAAGGATTAAAAGTTGGTGATAAGATAACAGATACTGCTAAAGCTGCCGGTAAAGCTACTGATGAGTTTAGAGCTATAAACAATGTATCTGATGCAAGATCATTTTGGAATACTAGAGCTGGGAAAATAACAAGTGGTATTGGTACAATGGTTAATCCATTAGAAAATACTATGCAAGCTTTAAAAGCTACGGACTATGCTACAGACTATGCAAAAATGGTAGGAACCTTTGGTGGTTTTGCTAGAGATGTAATGATGACTAAAGCTGCCGTATCTGAAGCAAAGCTTGAAGGTGGTATGACCAAGATAGATGTTACAGAAGATTTGATTAAACAATATAGAGATGAACACGGGGTTGATCCTACTGGAGAAGAATTACAAAAAATAGAAAATATTGCTAATACACAATCATATAAGACTGCATTATATAATATGCCAGCTATTATGTGGAGTAATAAATTTTTCTACAATAGTATGTTTGCTCCTGTAGATAAACTTTTAAAAAAGAATCTTGTTAAATTTAGTGATGATATACTTTTTGATAAAAAGACATTTGTTGAAGCCGGAGAAGGTTTTTTCAATAGAGCTAAAGTAGCAGCTAAAGCTTTAAAAGATCCTAAAGTATATGGTAGATATGCTTATAATTATTTAAAAGGAAACTTTGCAGAGGGTATTCAAGAAAATATACAAGAAGCTATTTCTAAAGGTTCTGCAGAACAAGCAATCGCTATGTATAAAGATCCAGCAAGAGCTGACTATGAAGGTTACATGGGATATTTTATGAAAGGTTTAAGTGATCAGTTTTCTGCACAAGGAGCTGAAACTTTTGCCAGTGGTTTTGCAATGAGTATGTTTGCATCTCCTGTAATGTCTGCACCTTCTTATGCTATCTCTAAAGCTGTTGCATTTAAAGATAGAGAAAAAATAAAAGAAGCAAAAGCTGCAAGAGATGCTCAAAGAAAAACAGAAGTTGATAGCTTAAATGATTTTTATAAAAATGCTGTTACATACTTGGCTCCAGATCTTGCTAATGCTGTTAAACAGCAAAAAATGGCTGATGACCTTAGTGAAGCATTAGAAAATGGTGATGCAAAAACAGCAAGAGATATTAAAGATGAAGCTGTGTTTGAACATATACATACAGCTTTAAGAACAGGTAAATATGATATCATTCTTAATAAAATCAAAGACTATAAAAACTTAAGTCCAGAAGAAGCTAAAGATGCTTTTAAAGAATATGGAATTGAAGATGGTAACCAGGCTTTAAAATATATTGATAAAGTAATTTCTAGAGCAGAAAGCATAAGAAATACTTATGAAAGTGTTTCTAATGAAATGCCTAACCCATTCAACTTTAAACAATATGATTCTAACAATCCTTTATTTAGAGCTAATCTTATAGCTTATCAAGCATGGGAACAGGCTAAAAAAGATTTAATATTTTCAAAACATTCTTTGACTAATTTGTCTGAAAGAATGGAAAAGATGACTCAGAGTTTTTCAGGACTTGCTAATAAAATAGCAAAATCTGATGCTCAAACATTTATGAGTCTGATGAGTAATCAAGGAACTATTCAAGAAATAAATACACTTAAAAAAGAAATAGCTGTATTAGATGAATCTATACCTGAACAAAAGAAGGTTAAAAAACAAAAAACTGAAAGATTAGAATTAATAGAAAAATTCTATGATACAGCTAGTAAAATAAAGTTTGGTGAATCTTCAGAAGTTATAGAAGAAGCTAAAAAAGAAGCTAAAAAAGATTTTAATAAAATCTTAAAATATTTAGCTGGTGACAATAATAGTATGGTACTTGATAGTACTATAGATGAGGCATATCAACTTGTATTAGATCACATGCTTTTGGGTGAGGAAAGTAAAAGTTTAGTAAAATCTATCAATGTACTTTCTAATCCAGAAGGTTTCCTATCTGTTCAAAAAAGACTTCAAAATGTATTTGGTACTATTATAAGCGATAAAGAAAATGTACTAAAGTATAACAATGATGTTTTTACAGGAAGAAGAGAACTTAACATTATCCTAAATGAGATTTATAAAAATACAGGATTAATTTTAAAACCTGAAGATTTAAAAGCTATTAAAAATGCTGTAGTAAATGGTACAGAAATTCCTAATATTACAGGGTTTATAGATAAAAATAAAGAACAAGATATTTCTCCAGATGATGCTAGATATAAAGTAGCAATGAAAGTTTGGGAGGATCATCTTGATTTATTAGAAAAAGCAGAACAAGTTAAAAGAGAAGCTAAAAAGTCTGAAGCTACCAAAGAAAAACAAGAAGGTATTAATCCTGATGATCCTTCTACATATCCTCAAGAACTTATTGATAAACTTGTAGAAGATTATGAATATAAAAAATCTGAAGGATATATTGATCCAGAAACAAGTTTTCAGGAATGGTTGACTAGTGATCCTACTGTTAGACCAATAGTAAATAAATATATTAAGACTCAAGAAAAGGTTAAAGAAGTAGATGTATTTGCTGATAAAACTTTAGATGAACTTAAAGCTGAATATGATGTTTTATCTAAGAAAAAAGATTTAACAGAAGATGAACAAAACATGCTTTTAAATCTTGAGAATGCTATTGCTATAAAAGAGCTTCAAGCTGCCATGTCTCCGGAACAGTTAGCAGCCTTAAAAAAATTAGAAGCTATATCTAAAGATGCTAAAAAGAAAGATGATCAATCTGGTTATGTAGTTGCTGGGGAAGATTATAATCTTAGAGCTACCAAACTTAAAGATAGAATTTTAAAAGAAATATATGGTATTCAAGAGTTTAATTATGCTGAAACAAGTGGAAAACTATTAGTTGAGTATTATGAAAAAGCTTTAAAAGACATATCTTTAAAAAGCAAATATAAACTAGAGTATGCTAAAAATCTTATTAATTCTATCATAGATAGATTAGAAAAAGAGAAAATAAAAACATACAAAGACAGACTTTCTCAAAATAAAATCAATAAGTTAATAGATGCTGTATCAAAAGATGAGTCTGTTGAAAACTTCAAAAAAACACTAAATGATATAATCTATAGTGAGGCTAAAGATAGAGGTAATGTAGTTGATGAGCTTGCTAGAGATTTTTTTGATGGTAAACCAATTAGGAAACCTAAGTCTGTGAGTGAAGCTGCTTACCGTGGTATAGTGGATGCTTTAACTAAGGTTAGAGAAAAACTTAAAGAAAGAGGTGAGATTATTGTAGCTAAGAATGTTGTTCCTTTTGGTAGATATAATGTAAAAGGTAAAGAAGAAAAAGTTGCCGGAGAGCTTGATTTACTTGTTATAGATAAAGATGGAAACTTTAAAATTTATGATATTAAAACTGCCGGTGACTGGACAAAGTTTGGAACTGAAAAAGATAGTTTTAAGAAAAAAGAAGCTTATACATTACAGCTTTCTATTTACAAGAAAATGATTGAAGATCTTTTAGGTATTCAGGTTAAAAAATTAGCTTTGTTACCTATTGAGGTTAAAGGTGATTTAGATGGTAATATTTTAGAAGCTGTAGATGCTTTTGATGCTAAAAATGCAACTATTACTTATGATAAAGTAGTAGAAGATTACTTGCAACCTATTGGTAAAGAAGTTATTGAAACTACACCTTCTCCTCTACCTATTTCTACAAGTACTGAAGCTGCTATAGAAGAAGAACCCTCTGAAGTAACTGTTTCTACATTAACTTTTGCTCAACCTGTTGATACTCAGGCTTTTAATGACATGTCTATTGAAGAAAAGTTTAAAGCTTTATCTTCAGAACTTCAGGGAGATTCTGCTTTAACCGGCACTTTTTCTATAGGAGATTATGGAACATATACTGATCAATCATATCAAATAACATTAGATGATGGTAGAGTAGTAAGGGTTATTCCTAATTATGATCTTAGTAAAACTACTACTGTACAACCTGTAGGTGAAAAGTTTGCTATTAAAAAAATCACAAAAGAAATAGAAGGTAAACTTAGAGAAGTATTAGCTATTTATAGATTTGATAAAGATGGTAATATTAAATCTCAAAATTTTGGATATGTAAGAGAAAATACACCTTCTAAAGAGTTTAAATCTGAAACTGTAACTCTTGAATCTATAAATAAAAATATTAATGTTGATAATTTAACTATTGCTAAGGAAAGAGGCTATGAGGTATTATATACTCCTTTTGGTCAAGTAACTCCAAACCCTTATAAAATTAGTAAAATCAACAAAAAAACTGTAACTTTATCTTCTCCGATATCAGGTGATGTAACTATAAAAATTGAAGATTTATCAACTGTTATACAAGGGGTTGTAGATCCTAAATCTATAAATGTAACTACTGAGGATAATGATACTATACTTGAAAATAAAAAATCAATAGTTCAAAATCAAACAGTATACAACAACAAGCTTACTAAAGAAGAAGCTAAAAATAACTTTATAAACAAATTGTGTTAAAATATTATGGTTTGTAATCTTGAACAACAAAAAGACTTAAAAAAAGCTTTAGAAGAATATGTAAATGTTTTAATGCTGGAAGGTATTAAGACAAAACCATTTAATTATCTGGGTATTATAAAAGAAATTTATGATGCTGCTTATAGTAAAAATAAAGATCAAGTACAGGCTTTAGGTGTGGCATATCATGTACCACAAATAATGACTAATTTGTTTAAAATAAATCCTGATCTAGACATGATGAGTTTAGACGGGAAAGATTTAGATGGTATTAAAGATCTTATTCAAAAAGTAAATAGTCAAAATGGGTTGGATCTTTTAGCTAAAGAATTAAAAATTATATCTATTCCTATATCACAAATAGAAGAAGAGATTGCTAATCAACCTAAAGATTCAGTTATTCCTATAGAAACTACTACATCTGCAAAAGAACTTTTTATTGATAGATTATTATTCCCAAGTGAAATAAATAAAACTATTGGTCAACAGTTACTTAGAGTAAATGGTATTCCTTCTCAAGATCAAACAAACCCTAAAGCAAATTTACATCATAATGTAGTAAATAAATTATTAGGTTCTGTTAAAGATTTTCAACCAGACTTTACAGAAGTTACTTATGAAGGACATACTGGGTTTAGATTGCTGGCAATAAAAGAAAATCAATTACCTAATCTTGAAAGAAATCTTTATTTGAATGAGCAACCTACAAATTTTGTAGTATTAGCTCTTGTAGATAATAAAGGTAACTTTCTTTACTTTAAAGAAGATGGTACTCTTGGTGATGCAAGTAATGGTACTATAGTTCATTTTTTAATGAAAGCTTCTTCTAAAGAAGAAGAACAATCCATTAAAGACAGATTGTTTAATGAAAAACAAACTGAAATAACAAATATAGTAGATAGTGATACAAGTTTAACTTCTGAAGAAAAAGAAGCTGTTAAAACTGAAAAGTTTAAAGATTTAGTTTCTTATATAGATAAGTTATATAAAGAAAAAGAAGATTTTGTAAAACAAATAGTAGAAGAAACTAATACTGAACCTGTACTTTTAGATATAAACAGTGGTAGCACTGGTTATTATAAAAATACAAATGATATGACTCCTGCTCAAAGAAAAGCAACACAAGCTTATCTTTCTGAGTTTAATCTTACACCGGTAGAAAAAGCAAGTATTGAATTTACTACAATAGTAAAAGGTAATAAAAGTATAGTATTACCTACTATAAAATTTGAAGATTCAGACTCAAGAGTATCTTTAAAAAATCCTGAAAAACTTAGTACTGATTCTGATGTATTAAATAATATTGTAAGTGTTTTAGTTGATGATCCAAAGCTTTTAGGTATTCCTTTATCAGCTATGGATAAACTAGATTATATAAAACAGTTTTTACATATAGAAGAAAACTCTGGATTTATTCTTACTAAAGATGTATTAAGTGTTAATGGTAAAATATTAGATATTGTAAATAATAAGGAAGAAGCTAGAGAAATTCTAAAAAGTTTCTTTGGTAACAATTTCCTTACTATTATGGAAAAACCTTACAATGATAATAAATTAAGATGGATCACTGTTACACCTACTGGTGAAATAACTGAAGATAGTAGAAATTACTATGATTTTATTTTCCAAAGAATTATGCCTAGAGTTGCTATGGATAAAACTGTAGGAAGAAAAGGTAGACCAATGATTGTTAATTCTTATTTAGGATATAAAAGAATAAATGAGAAAAAACAAGTAGAACAAGAAGTTAAAGAAACTATAGAAAAAGTTGATGAAAATCCTGATTTATTTGGAGGAATTGACTTTGATATAAATTCTGCAGCATTCAGATCAAAACTTTTAGAAACCATACCTACAACAGCTGAACAAGAAGAAAGAGCTAAAAAGTTTTTAGAAGAAAGCCCTTTATTTAAAGCTGTTGATGAAAGTGGTAAACCATTAATTACAACTGACTTTAGTAGAACAATTGTAAATTCTGATGCATTTGGTATGTTTTCTAATGCAGCTGTTACATTGTTTTCTGGAGCAAGTTATACTCATGGTTATCATGAAGCATGGCATGTATTTAGTCAATTATATTTATCAAAAGGTGATAGAGATAGATTGTATAACAGTGTTTCTAAACTTGATGGTTCATTTGAAGTAGTTAAAGGAACCGGTGGTCAAGGAGGTAACAACTTTGAAAAAGTAACAGTAAAGTTTAGTGATCTTAACCCTAACTTTCCTCAAGACAGATTATTACTAGAAGAATTTATAGCAGAAGAGTTTAGATTATTTGCTATAAATAATGGTAAGTTTAAAACCAAAAATGCTAAAACTAATATTCTAAGTAAAATCTTTAATAGAATTTGGGCTTTACTTAAACAGTTTTTTGGTAGTGCTGATGCAACTACTGTATATTCTAATCCTGGTTCTGAGACTGTTCTTAATGAAATGTTCAATACTTTGTATAGAGCTAAGACACAAGATCAAATAAGCCGTATAGCTCCTAATCTTAAAAATGCTGAGTTTGGAAGATTAAACTCTGGTATTATAGCAGAAGATGGGGCACCTTTGTTTAACTATCAAGAAGCTATAGAGTTAAGCAATAGTATTGATGGTATTATATCTTTATATACAGATAGAGTAATTCAAGAACAAAAAGCAAAAGGTGTTATTGCTAATGGATATGTTATTACAGCTATAACAAGTCCTAAAAATCAAGATCATATTTATAATGTTGTTGTTAAAACAGCTTTTCAAAATAAGCTTAAACAACACATGGCTTATGTAGAAAAAAATAAAGAAAATAAAAATGATCCTTTCTTAGATGTTTACAAAAGAAATATTGATATTTTAAGTAGAGCTCTAAAATCAGAAATATTTGGTGATATAACAGAAATAATAAAAGGTAATGCAAAAGGTAATTCTGTTGTTGCATTCCATAGAGAAAATTCTGCATTTAAAGATTTAGGTTTAGTAAAAGATTATGATATTGAAATAGATAATTTAGATTCTAAAAAAGCAGAAGCTGATGAAACTTACTCAAACAAGGGTCCTAATGAGAAAAAATCTGAAGATATAGCCACAAATGAAACTTTATTTCTTGTTAAAAGTTTACTCAAAAAAAACCCTGATGGTTCTAATATAGAAAATGCTTTAGGATTTCCTGAAACTGTAGATTTTATTCCTACATGGAGAGTATTAACTAATAAATTAGGTGGTCAAACAACACCGACAGGCTTATATAATAAAATGATAAAAGCCCGTGATATGAAGATTGCTCCATATTTTGATCAATTATTGCTCAAAGTTGGTAATCCTGCTGAAGTAATGTCTACATCTGAAAATGCAGCTAATATGTGGATTAGTTTATGGCAATCTTTAAATCTTTACAACATGCCTATCTTAGCTACACAATTTGTAGAAGATAGAGATGAAAATGGAGAAGTATCTGTGAAAATAAAAGTAGGTAAAACTACTGCAGAATACTTTAAAATTAAAAGAAGAGATTGGCCATCTAAGTTTGCTCAGGAAACATCATCTCCTTATATCAAAGTAAATACTGAAACAAAAGCTAATGAATTAAATTTACCAGCTATTAAGAAAGCTTTTTTAGTAGAAACATTTGGTGCTGATGGTTTATTATCTTATACAGTAAACAGTAAAGAAAACTGGATACCTTTTTTAAATAGTATTGGATTATATCTAACTAATAATTATGATATAAATCAAACATTACAAGAAGAAGATGTAAAATATATAGCACAAGCCATAGGTCTTGCTGAATATAATAAACTAAACATTGAAGCTCCAATAGATTTCTTAAGTAGATTTCACAAGTTTAAATCATTAAATAGATTTAATCAGGTTGTAGATATAAATTATAACTCATCTGTTGGTAGAGTTGATGCTATTGCTAGTCTTGAGGCTCAGTATTCAGATCAATATACCGGCAGTATGGTAAGAGCTTCTTCTGATAATTTAAAAGCAACAACTGCTCTTAACAGTACATACACTAAAATCATAAATTCTATTAATGAAGTTATGTTTAAAGGTGATATGTTTGATAATACATTGTTAGGTGATTATGCTCATTTATATTATCTAAATCCAGAATTTAATCCTCAAGCAAAAGCTTCTATCTTTTTAAACTCATTATTTAAAACAGATGGAACAAAAGATCAAGATAACTCAATAGAGGTATTTGATGTTGATGGTAGCAAATATGTGACTGAAGATTTTGAATCTAATGGTGTACCTTATGGTAAAATGACCAAACTAGACAAAGTTATTACTGACATGACTAGTATGATGTTTTATGGTGTTCAAGAAGGTACAACAAGAGCTGCAGGAAAGAAAACATATTTAGGTGTAAAAATAAAAGAAATAAAAACTTATGATGGTAAAAAGACTAATCATTTGTTTATAGATACTGAGTTATTCTTAAAAAATGCTTCAGGAGATTATATTACCCAAGGCAATGTTAATACAAAAATATTACAACTGGTTTATCCTAAACTTGAAGCAGAAATCAAAAGAATAAAAATGGTTAAAGATGATCCGACTTACTATAAAACATATAAAGGTTTTGAAAAAGCTGATCAATTTGCAATGTTTGATGATGTTTTAGAGCAAGATGTTGATAAAGAAAAATCATTAAAACAAAGATTAACAACTACTGAATTTTTAAATGCTGTTGCTGAGAAAGGATTAATAACTACTCTAAATGAGAATGAAGTATTAAGAGATGAACTAAATAAACAAGTTCTTGAATATTTTTCTAGATTAAAGAAAAGATATGAAAAGCAATATGTTAAAGCTGTTAAATCTGCAAAACTTCAAAGAAATGGAGAAGCATTATTACCAGAAGCTATTAAAGAAGCTTTAAAAGAAAGATTTATTTCTAATAAAGTAATAAAAAAAGCACAGTTAGATTCTTTAGGTGAAAGTTCTGATATACTTCTTAAAAATGCATTTTTCTCATCTTATACTATTAACTCTTGGTTATACAAAGCTGAAGTAGGAACAATTATTCATACAGATCACTTTCAGTTTAATCATGCTAAAAATGAAGGTCCTAAAAGGATTGCTCCTTACCAATCACCAGGTACTATTTTTGCAACAGGTTCATTAGCTAATAATTATGCTAATACTTATGCTAAAAGAGAGTATGAGCAAAAATTAATGGATGAGAATAAAATAGCTAAAAAAGATATTAGAAAACATACTAGTATATTTAATACAGCTATCATAAAAGAATCTGAAGTAAGATCTGCATATTATGAAATGTATGAAGATATGTTCAGAAAGTCAATGATAAGAAGAGGTATTACAGACGAGGCTGCTATTAAAAAAGAATTATATGGACCAGATGGTTTAGATAAAAACGGTAATCCTACAGGTGGTAGGATGGCTCCTTTTGCTAAAATTAAAGATGCTGATGGTCAAGGTTTTGTTAGTTTTGATGCATACAGAATTCTTAAAAAATTAGAATCAGATTGGAGTCCTGAACAAGAAGCTGCATATCAAGATGTTATAAAAGGTAAACAAGTATCTGCAGATGAGATAAAAGGTTTATTTCCAGTATACAAATTAGGTTATGCCGGTCCGTTAGCTATTACAGGTAGATATCCAATAAACAGTATTCATAAGTTTAGTTTGATGCCTTTGACTCCTAGTATGCTTGAATACGGAAATAAAAAAGCTGTGCTACAGGACATTCATTTAAAAATGATTGAACAAGGTATTGATTATATCACATTTGAATCAGGTTCAAAACAATCACATATTAGATCCTCAGAAAATCTTAATGGTGATGATATATATGAAGGAAATGATACAAGTAGACTAAAAGAAAATTTTACATTTACTGTAAATCCTATATTTCTTGCTTATCTTAAAAATCAAACTAAAGTAAATAGTTATTTTAAAGGAGAATCTACTTTAGCATCTCAGTTACGTAAACTATTTAATGTTAGTTTATACAGTGAAGGAGATCCTAAAAAACAGATATTTAAAGAAAAAACTGACAAGGTATTTAGTCTTATTGATAGAATAGTAAAAGTTAAAAAGGCTGAAATACTAAGAAATTTAAAATTTAAAGAAGTAATTGATCCTAAAACTGGAACTGTTAAACTTGAAGGTGATATTCAAGTAATGCTAGGTTTTATAAGAAAAGAATTAGAAAAACAAGGTTACAGCAAAACTGAAATTGATCTTATTCAAAGCAATGAAAAAGGTACAGTTGATTTAAGTAGCCACCCTTTAGCTCCACAAATAGAAAAAAATCTAGTATCTATTATCAACAATAGATTAGTAAGATTAAAAGTAAATGGTGAACCATTAGTTGAAGGATCTTCTGCATTTTTTCAAGATGTAAAATTTAAAAAACCTACAGAAAAAGACTTAAATAATTATGGAACTAATGGTTTAAGATCTTATGTAGTAGATCCTGATGGTAAAGTTGACACAAAAGGTATGGGTGTAGCTATTGCTTTAAATGAAGATTATCAAAAGCTTTTCTTTACTAAATATTTTACCAAAGATGAAAAAGGTAATTATATAGATTCTAAAGAAATAATTGCTGTTTATAAAAAGAATGAAAAAGGTGATAGAGAATTAGACTTTGATGCAAGTTTCAATAGGCTTAATGAAATGATCAATGTCAATGAGTGGTTAAATACAGATGAAAACAGATTAAAAATTAGAATAACAGGTGTTAGGATTCCAGTACAAGGACCTAACTCTGCAGAATTTGCTGAAGTTCAAAGATTTTTACCACCTATTGCCGGTCCAATTATTATTATTCCTGCAGAAATTGTTGCTAAATCAGGTACTGACTTTGACGTGGATAAACTCACTTCTTACTCTAAGTACATATCTAGCAGAGGTACTTTAATTAAAGATAGTTTTAATACTGTTGAGGAGTTAGATGCTCATATAGAAAAGCTTGAAGAAAGTTTTAATAAAGCTAGGGCTAAAGCTATTAAAGGTGAAATCAAAACTGAAGTAGACAAAAAGAATCTTACTTGGACTACTATTAAAGATGATCTTAGTGATTTCAGAAAAGCTGTAACTGATGTTGCTCAAACTAAGTACTTAGGAAAAGAACAGTATAATTCTTTAACTCAAAAAAATACTAGAAAATTATTAGAAAATCTTTCTGATAAAAATCTAATGGACTTTGTTAAAAATAATATACCTGAAGCATATAAAATATACAATCAAAAACTTAAAGACTTTAATATTACTGAGTTAAATAAAGTTGAAGAAACTATATCTAATTTATATAAAGAAAAAAATGATTTAGCTAAAACAGCTATAGAACTTTCTTTAGCAAAAGAGCATAAAAGAAACTTTTCTAAAGTTATTGAGAATGATTTAATTGATGCTATAACTGATGTCCTTTCTTTACCAGATATGGCCGAAGTATTATTGACACCAAATGATACTCATTTAACTAAATACATAACTGAAGATGCTCCAGGTCAAAAAGGATTAAAATCATTAGTTCAAGAACTAGATGATGAAACAGACTATGAAAAGTCTATTATGACTGGTAAAAGAAATGCTCCAAAAGGAATTAGTGCTACCAGAATGTTAGAGCAAGATTTTAATACAGATAAACAACAAGCTAGTATTGCTGGTGGTCAAGGTCTAGGTATTGTTGCTGTAGGTGGTACTAATAGTAACCAATTCCGTATTTATGGAACTAAGCTTAAAAAGTCAATGCCTGTGGTAATAAAAATACTTACTCGGACTAAAGCTGGTAAAAATGTGATTGAAGAAAAAATTGTTGATTTTCCTATTGGTTTAAAGTTAAAGCATAATAAAACTTCTGATGGTGCTATTTCTTTATCTAAAGATAGAGATTATAATAATGAAAACAGTGTTGCTGAAATTATTTCTCAGTTGTTAAATGGATTTGTTGATATTGATAAAGATGAATGGGTAGCTTATTTGCAAGGTAATCCTACTGTTACACCTAAAATTTTGTTTTTAGTTGATGCAGGAGTGCCTTTTGAACACATAGCATATTTTGTTTCTAATCCTATGGTTAGAGAATATGTTTCTTTAGAAAATAGTTATAAATCTCCACTATCTAAATTAGTATTTGGTAAAGATCATGATTCAAGTGGGTCTAATGCTAAAAATTTAGCTAAGAAATATATGATGAGATCTATAAATGTACCAAGTGCTGAATATACTAATAATAAAGATAATGTACACGGTTTACAATATGCTTTAAATTTTTATCATAAAGGAGCTTTTACATTAGATGAATTAAAAAGTATAGCTTCTAGCAGACTTAATTTTGCTGATCAATCTCAAAAAGCTGGATTTTTACAATATCTTCTTATTGAAGAATTGATGAAGGATTATGATTTATTAAAAATGACTTTAAATCCTGATACAACTACTTCACCAAACATGTTTGAGGCTAAGATAAAATCAAGAGCTATAGCTAGATTAAAAGATTCTAAAACTGTTTCTCAAGAAGATGTAAATAATCTTGTTAATGGAGGTGCTCTTAAACCATTTCAAGTTCAAGATTTTACTATTGAATTGTTTGGAAGACTGTTTCCTACTAGAAATCATCCTAAGGTAATTGACTTTTTAACTAATGCTGTAGAAAATAGAACACTATTTAGTAGTATAGAAAAAGCTACTGGTTTAGATGAAGAAAAATATGTAATAAGATTTTTAAATTCTTTATATCAGTATGTATTTATCAATACTCTTAAAAACTACAGATCTGGTGATACAATGTATAAACAAATTCCTGTAGATCAGTTAGTTAACATTGAACAACTTAAAAATGATTATGATAATAAAGAATATGCTAAAAACTATATAGAAAGAGGATTATATCCTGTTCCTTTAGCTGCTTTTGAAGATGCTACATTTGAAGAGTTTGTTGAGTTTAGCTTAGAAAGAGAATATTTAAGAAGAATGTATCCAATAGATTCTGTGGTTAATACTACTAGCTATAAAAGATCTTATGCTGCTTTAAAAAATATTAATAATCCTGCATTTTCTACAGAAGACGGATTAAAGAAGTATGCTTATGAAAACATTTTAAAGAATAAAGCATTAAATAATATTTATAATACATTCAAATTATTTAGATCTGGAAAAGATACTGTGGCTCAAGAACTTATAAATATTATTAATGATAACCCTGCTCTTGCTAAAAAGTATTCTGTTATATCTAAATTTAAAGCTAGTGTAGTACCTAATGATGTAAAACAAAAGTATAAAGGTATATTAAACTTTACTCTTACTGATATATCAGATGTTACAGATATTAGGGATGAGAATGGTAAAAAGAAAAGAGAAGATTATAGAAGACAAATGAGTGAACTTGCTGATCCTAGTTTTATTAAAGTAGCAAACAGTCCTCAAAATAATGCTTATATAAGTAGCTTTTTTGAAAAGTTACCGTTATATGCTTTCTTACAATCAGGTATGAACCCAAGTGAGTTTAACTTAATGTCAATCATGCCTTATGGAAACTATAATAGAATAATGGATGTTGCTGTCAATAACCTAAAAAAATTATTAGATAGTGATAATGCAGATAAATTTTTAGCCGGTTTTAATGAATTTTTTAAAGCTAGATATAATTCTAAAAATTCTACTTTAATAAATAGAGGTGTAAACTGGAGAATGAATATGCAAGATGTTATTAATCTTAAACAATCTAATGCATTGAATATAAACAACTTACCATTTATAACAAATGTAAAAGGTAATGTTTATGTTTTAGATGATAACTCTCAAACATTTAAAGATTTAGCTAAAGATTATGAAAAGAAAAGTGATTTTATCTATGATGTAAAAAACAACAATCTAGATTCTATCATTATTTCTTCTTTATCAGATTTGAACTATAGATTTCCAGGTATGTCTTTTGAGCAAATCAATGCTGCTAAAACTGATATTGATTCTGCTATTTCTAATATCAAGTCTTTAGAGGATAGTGGTAAAAATATTGTGTTCTTATCATCTATATTTGATCAAGCTAAACTTACTACTACTCAACTAGGTAAACCATATTTTACTGAAGAAAAAGCTTTAGCTCAAAAAACTTTTAGAAAAAAACCTCTTTTGTTCCAACAAATTGAATCAACTAGAGATAAACCTGTAGGAGCAAGAAACATTGGTAATGCTATTTTACTAAATATTTCACTTTTGAAACAAAAATATGCTGAAAAAGCTTGGACTAAATCTGCAGTATTAAATGATAAAAGTTCTGCTACACCTCTTGCTGAAAATGAGTTTACATCATTTGATGAATTTTTTACTTTTGTTCTTCTTCATGAATTAGGTCATGACTTTATTAAACAAGCTGAAGGAGAAACCAAAGGATTATTAGAAGATAGAATAAATAAAGCTGCTTTAGCTGAACTAAGAAAGAATTATAGTAAATCCACTACTCAACCTATAGTACAAACTGGTGATCCTATAAAACAAATAACAGCTATCTATAATAAATTAACTGATGAACAAAAGAAAAAAGTTGGTACCTTAGAGAGCATACTTGATAAATATAATGAACTACCATTTGATTTAACAGTCGAACAATTTGTAGATCAAACAATTAATTGTAAATTATAAGTACTATGACTTGTATAAATAAATCAACTAAGGAGTATAAAAACTTAGAAAAAAGATATGGAAGCACTATTGCTGAAGGCTTAATAAGAAGATATAATCAGGGTAAACCAGACTCTGATTATATCCCTACTGTAAGTGAAGCCAAAAATTTTTTATTAAATATTAATAAAAACAAACTACAGAAAATACAAAGAGGTCTCAAAGCCAACCAATATCTTACTGAAAGAGGTATTCTAGATTATTTACAGGGAGTTCTTGCTAAATCTAATGATAAAATTTTTATAGTAAAAGGATGGAATGTTGGTATGAGTGTTAAAACTGCCAATAGGAAAGAGATCTTTGAGCCTAATCTTAAAATAATGCAAGAAATTGCAACTCAATATCCTGATATTTTTAAGTTAAAAAATACTACAATTGAAGATGTTATTATTGTAGAAATTAATCCTAGACAATCACCATCTTTACTGATAAGTAAACCACAAATAGGTATTCAAAAAACTATAGATTTTACTACACCAGAAGAAGAATATGAAACAGAAGACCTTTCTAAAGAAGAAGACATAGAAAGACGTAAAGAAGGTAGCTGGACTATGGATGAAGAAGGTAACATCATTCCTTTTACTGAAGAGGAATCCTCTACAAACCAAGAATTATCAATATATTTGTCTAACAAACTTAATGATGCTTTTGGAATAAGTGATCCTAGTGTTACAGGAGCTCCATCTATAGATGACATTGTAAACAAACATATTTCACCATCAGAAGAAGATATTAACAACAAAAAAAGCGAATGTTAAAATGAAAGGATCTTGTCCTCTTAAAACTGCCCCAGACTGGTTAGCTCTAGAAAATACTATAGGTGAAAATAATACTTGGAAAGTATGGATGTCATCTAGAGAAGATGTTTTACCTGAGCCTGTTGCCGGGGCATTTTTTCTATTTACTGAAGCTGAACCTATAAAAGCAGCTGCTTTACTTAATAAATATGTTCCATTAGTTAAAAGACAAAAGTATGATTATAGCACTACTCTTCTTGACATGATAAATGATGCTCAAGAAGGTATGTTTAATGAAGATGTTTATAAACAATGGCTTGCAAATAATGATTATTTAGATAAATTGTTTCAAGGAGAAATTATAAAAAGAACTGAGGAAGAAAAAGAAATTGCTGCTAAAAGATTCCAAACTCTTGAAGAATTGGCTAATGAAGTACCAGAAGAATTTGTAGAACCAATAACAGCTATTGATTTACAAAACAAGATGAGAAAAGATGAATTTCTCTACAAGTTTGGTGAAAATTTAGGTAGGGATTTTATAATTGTAACAACCCAAGAAGCTAATAATATTCTAACAAAAACTGCTACTCCTTATCAAGGACAATCTGTATTTATCATCAATAACAAAATACATTTAGTTGAGGATAAAATATCATTGAATAGCAACTTTGCTGATATTGCTTTACCTTTAATTCATACTTTAAGACTAAATGCTAAAGATACTTTTAATGCTATTTATGAAAGATTTCTTAAAACTCCACAAGCAGCTGATATTCAAGAGATTATAAATGATAAATATCCAACAATAATAAATAAAGATTCTGATTTATATAAAGAATTAGTTTTAGCTGAATCTCTTAAATATTATGCATCAGTAAAAAATGCTGGTACTAATGTTAATGCAGGTCTTATGAGTGAAGCATTTGATGCTTTTATAAAGAATAATCTGATGTATCACATCAAACAAAGAATAAGAAAACAATTTGGAACTGTAAAAGTAGAAAAGCTTACTCCTAATGATAGTGTTTCATCTTTTGTTAAAATGGTAGAGAATGAAAACTTTAAACTTGAAAATGAAGAAGTTAATGCAGAAACTATAAATTCTTATAATAATGAATTAGAAAAAGCTGCAAAAGAAATTACTGATGCTATAAAAACTGCAGAAGCTGAAAGTAAACTTATGGGTGTTATTGATAATTTTATAATGTTCAATGATAGACAATTAAGACTTACAAAAGCAAAACCTTACTGGGATATAAAAAAGGTTATTGCTGATGAAGAAGCAGGTGGATATTTAAGAGATATTGCTGAGAGATTAAAAGATGTAGATCCTTCTAAAGTAAAAAACTATGCTGATCTTACTCTTTCTTTTAGAACTAAAGCATTAATAAATTCTCTATTTACATTAGATAAAACTCTTACTGAAATTAATAAGTATTTAGAAACCATTGCAGCAAGTAATGCTAAACCTGTAGACAAACTAAAAGATGTAGCTTATGCTCATGATTTATTAAAACAATGGGGTGATTTCATTGATCAAACTGAAAGAGCAATGATTGAAGCTGGTATTCCCAAAGATAGTTATGTTTTTAGATTTGTTGCTACATTAGATGCTTCTGTTAAAAAAGGTAAAGAAACTTTTGTTACTATACAAGAAGATGGTGCTGTAAAATCTACTACAGATTTACTTAACTATTTTTCAGAAAATATAACAAAGAATATTGATGAAGAAATCAAAAGGCTAGAAGAAATGCCTGCTGATTCTTATAGAGATAAGCTTATAAAAGAACTAAAAGAAAAAAAGAAGAAATATACATTTGATGAGGATAAAATAAAAAAATTGTATACTGGTGAACTTGGTGACTCTAATTTTTGGAGTACAATGTTTGAGAGTTATACTACAAATCCTGATCCTATTCTTTCAACTTTTGCTTTATTCTTAAAGAAACATACATCAGATATTACAGCTAATGCTTTCTTAAGATCTAGAAAATTTTCTGAGACTATTCAGCCTCTTATGGAGTCTTTAGGTATTACAGGGAATGATCCTAGAAAAGAGTTTGGTGAATATATTATAACAGATACAAAAGCCGGAAGAGATGAAAACGGTAGACTAACTAAACAAGCTGTATTATCTTTAATGGCACCAACAACTAGTGGTAGGTATGAAGTTGCCATGCTAGAGCAAGATATTGAAGATGCTAAAAAGGCTAATGATCCAGAAAAGTTAAAAGAAGCTTATAAGAAAAAAGAAGAATTCTTAAATAAATACTTTAATAGAGAATATGTTAAGTCATATTATGAAGACAGAAAAGTTCTTGAAAATGAGAACTATGATGCTTTCATGAAGTTAGAAGAAATAAATCTTGAGATAAAAAAGTTTAGAGCTGATAATCCTAATGAACTAGATACATTTGAAAACAATAGTATACTAGATAATTTATTAAAACAGAGAGAAAGACTTTACTCTATTTTTGATGAGAATGGAAATCTTAAAGATCAAAAAGACCAAAAAATAGCAAGGGATTTAACTGCTCATAGAAAAAGAATGGGTAAGTATTATGATGCTATTCCTAAAAAAGGTCAGTTTCAAAGAGAATTTGAAGCTTTTTCTAATTTGTTAGCTACAGATCCTAGATATTCTAACATAGCAAAATATAATCCTGATGGTACTTTAACTGATGAGTTTAAAGATTTACAATATAAATGGTTAAAACAAAACAGTAGAGTAAAATATACACAAGCTTATTATGATAGACAAGCTGAATTATATGATACTTTAGCTGAATTATCTAAAGATTTACCTGATGAATATAAAGTAGATGCACTTTATAAAGAAAGAACAGCTATTTTATCTGGATATAAAGATTCTTATGGTCAGACTGATCCTTCTAAAATGGCCAATAGAGCTAAAATTTTAGAAAAGCTTAAGAATATTCAAGAAAAAATTAATGATATTCAGTTTAAATCTCAAAATGATCAGATTAATCTTAGTACAGCTACTAAACTTAGAATAAAAGAAGTTTTAAAAGAACTTGCTGAATTGCAGTTTAAAGAGCCTACTGAGTATTACATGGATGAATTAAACCAAAATCTAATTGCTATTAATGCTAAACCTAGAAAATTAGATGAGGCTGATTCACTTCTTAGTGATATTAAATTATTAGAAGGTACTTTACTTAAAAAACCATCATTTGCTAAATGGTTTAATGAAAATCATGTAAAAAGATATTACATGACTTCAGATGGTACAAAGAAATACAAATATGAAAGACTAAATGCTTGGAGTGTTGTTATTCCTATTGAAAAAAATCCTGATGTTCCTTATATAGAAAAAACTAAAGTTAAGTTTGAAGGACAAACCTATGAAATAAATGGTATTCCTAGTTCTAGATTTTTCTTTTTCAAAATAAAAGATGAATTTAAAACCATCAAGCCTAACATGACTAAAGAAGAAAAAGCTCAGTTTGTTAATAACCGGGGTGAATATCTTCCTTTAAGTAAAGAACAGGGAGCACCTCAAGATTCTCCATTTATAAATCATGCTTATTATGAAATTATCAAAGATTCTAAAAAAGCTGCTTTACTAAAAGCCTTTACAGAATATCATGTTGATAATCAAATAGGTCTTGATAAATCTCAAAAATTATATTTAGATATTCCAAGATTTCCTATTAAAGATAATCTTGAAAGATTAAGAACAGGTAGACCTTTAAAAAGATGGGTTGATAGAATAAAAAGTGTGGGTAGAGGTATGGCTGCTACTCTTAGTGGTAAGTCTAAAGAAGAAGCTAATATAGAATCTAGGGAAGAAATTGATGTTGAAGATGAATTAGGCAATGTTCAGTTTGAAGAAGATTATGAAAAACTAGCAATGGCTAAAAATGCTTTATTAGATCCTGTTGTAGATAAAATTCCTATGAGAGGTTTGTCTAATATTCCTATTGAAGAAGTGTCTTATGATCTTATAACATCTTTTAATTTGTATATGCTTCAGGCTGAAAAACAAAGAGTATTTAATGAAATATCTCCAGTTGCCCAGGCCATGATGAATACACTAGAAAATTTAGATGAAGCAGCAAGAGAACTTGATAAAATTAGAAACAAACAAGGTACTATGAGAGATAGTGTAAAAGCTTTGTTTGGTAATAAAGGTACAAGTAATAGAGTTGCTGGTTTTAAAGCTCTTTATAACCGAGAATTTAAAGGTAAGGTCTTTGATGAAAAACATCTTGATTGGATTAATAAAGTAACTGCTGGTATTACAAAAGGAGCATCTATTAATTACTTTGCATTAAACTTACCATCTGCTGTAAAAAACTACTGGGGTATTCTTTGGCAGTTAAATGTTGAAGCAACAGCTGGTGAATATTTTGACTTTGTCTCTATGGGTAAAGGTAAAATAAGAAGTAAGACAGCAATGAATGAATGGACTACTAGAATATGGGGTGGTAACTATAATACATTAGATACTCAACTCATAATGCTTATGGATCCATTACAAGGTAAAGCAGATGAAAGTTTGGGTAAAGATGCATCAAGAACTTTTGCTAAAGATCTAGCTAGTTTAAGTTTTGTGTATAGCCCTAGAAAATTCATGGAGATGGAAGGTGGTTTACAGCTATTCTATTCTATGATGTATCATAAACAAATTCCAAGAATTGTAAATGGTGTAGAAACTAGTATAGCTTATGCAGATGCTTTTGAATTAGATAAGTCTGGTAAGATGGTTCTAAAAGAAGGTGTAGATGCTACTTATGGAATCACTTATGAAGTAGATGAAAACGGTCAAGAAAAAGCTGTATTAGGTAAAGAGTTTGTAAAAATGCAAAATGCTGTACATGAGAAGTTTAAAGATCTCAATGGTGCTTTTGCTAAATTTGAACAACCTCAAGCTCAAGCTTTTTTTGCTTATAGGTTATTTGCTTTCATGAGAAGATACTTTACAAGTATGTTTATGAACAGATTTGGTAAAGACCGTGCAAACTTTGCATTAGGTACTATAAGAGCAGGATATTATGTAGAAGCTACAATTGCTATAGCAAAAACAATAGCTACATTAGGTAAACATATAAAATATCTTCAAAAATCTGAAAAAAGAGCAATGGCTAGAATGCTTATGGATGCTGCACAAATATTAATAGTATCTATGGTAGCTTCTCTATTGTTTGGTTATGATGATGATGATGAAGATAGATTTGAAAAATTAAGAGCTAAATCTGGTGCATTAGGGGAAGATGATTTTGAATTAACAGGGTGGTTATCAAACCATGCTCTTACTCTAATGCTAAAAACACAAGCTGAAAACCAAAGTTTTATACCACTACCAGGAGTAGGTTTGAATAACTATCTTGATTTAACAAGTTCAACATCACTTGCCTTTGGTCCAACTATTACATCTTATTCTAAAATATTAACTGATATTGCCCTACATGCTATGCCTGGTGAAAATGAAGATTTATTTTACAAAAAAGATACAGGTCCTTATGAGTGGCAAAAAGAAGGAGAAGCTAAAATATGGAACCATTTAGGAACAATGTTAGGTTTCTCTGGAAGTCAAGTAGATCCTGTTAAAGGTTTACAATCTTTTGAAACATTTAGTAGACAATAAAAAAAATAGGCTACCCTTTTGAGGTAGCCTATTATTAGTTAGTTATCAGCAAGGGATGCAATAACTATTTTACTGAGATCTGGTTTAAAGTATCTACTACTTTTAAGTATTTTACCATCCTCTCTAAAAATAGGGTTTCCATTTTCATCCAGTTTACTCATATTACTTCTGTGTATTTCATCAAATACATCTTCAATAATATTTTGCATACCATGTTTTAAAATAGTACCACATAGAATATATAGTTGATCTCCTAATGCATCAGCTATATCTACAAGATTATTTGCAGCACATGCCTCAAGATATTCTTCATTTTCTTCTTTCATTAATTTGAATCTTAAATCATAAGAGTCAACATCTATTAATCTTGGTTTTTCTCCATCTTGTTGTAAAAAAGCTTTATGAAAAGCAGCTACAGATTTTAAAGGTTTTTCCATTTTTTTTTTGTTTTTAAAGTTTATTATAGTTTTTTATTCTTTCTTTAATCATTCCTTCTATTAATATAAGATAATTTATAGCATCACCAATTTTTTCTTCAACATATTCTGTTTTTGGGTGACCATTAAAACCATCTATAGATAAATGATCCAACATATCTTTTATTGATTGAAAGTGTTTTACTGCAAATTCCCAAGCTACTTTTTCTTGAGTATTATGAAAACTTAAACCAATAGCTTTTTTAAAATTGTGAAAAGCATCTTGATTACCTGCAGAGTACTCGGTACCTTTACTAGCTAAAACATTATTAATAAGCTCTTGCCTCCTTGCTACTATAGTATTAAATTCTTCTCTTGTCATATTCTATTTTTTTATATACTTCTGTCTCCATGGTTCTTTATTCTTTTCTTCTTCTTCCATCTCCTTGATCAAATCTTCTAAATCAGCTTGAATAGACATTTTGATTTTACTTTTATTGTGTTCTTCACCGGGAACCTTATTAAGTTCATTTGACCCCTCTTTTGAGGGATCATTTATGTTGTTTATCATTGTTCAAAAAGATTAAGTTGTTTACTAACTTTAGGTATAATATTATTAATCTCTCTATAGATTTTGTCCAAATAATAGGACTCATCTATGTTATAGTCTTCCCAAGCTTTATTTTTATATACATTAAATAAAGTTTGCATCCACTTGCCTGATTCAAGTTGTATTTCTCTTTTGTCAGATTTATTTACTTTATAAATTTTACAACCATTATTTGATATATAATATCTAAGTGTTTTCTGTAAGGTTTGTCTTGTTATTTCTCTATCAATAACACAAGTCTGTTGAAATTCCCAGTCACCTTTGATTTTTACACCTGCACAATAGTCTAGTATATTTCTATTTTCTTGTAAAAACTGTTCTGGCAATTTGTTATCAATAAAGTATGCACTCAAAGCTTTAGGTATGATTAAAAAACTTTTGTTTTTATGTAAAGCCATGTTTTCAAACTCAAATAATCCTTTATACTTAGCTTTTTTCTGTATCATGTTTTTATTCTTTCTATTACTATACCTTTAAAAATTACTTTATTACTATTTTGTTTATAAAAAGTTGCTATAACATTTTTTAAACCGCATCTTTTTAATCTTTTATAATTAAGCTTTCTACCATTTATTACATATTCATATTTAGTTAATACTTTAGACATTACTTTAGATTGTAATTGAACTCTACCTGGATTTATTTTCCAATTAGCTGAAAGTTTTTTTCCGTGATCTTTTCTTATACCTTTAGCCCATTCTTTCTTAAGTCTATTAGATATTTTTTTTCTTGTAGATTCATGAACTATCATTTCAGAATCACTATCAGATCTTAAGTTATAACCATAATTTTTATCTAAAGTTTTTAAAGCATGCATCCAAAATAATTCTCTTCTAGCAATTTCATCTGTATCTTTAATTATTTCTAATATTGAATAGTCAAAGTTTTTTGAACCATGTTTTAACCATGAACTTTGTAAATGAGAACTATCAGATAATCCTTTATTTAATTTATAAGTATGCTCAATTATTCTAGCATATATATTTAAAGATTTACCTATATAAACTTTATTATTTATTAGGTTTCTAATCATGTAAATACCAGATAGATTTTTATGTTTTATGTCAGCTTTCATATAACAAATATATGAAATATAGTTATTAATAAAAATAACATTAATTAATATATTCCTATATAGTTATTAACATCTTTAATCACCATTTTCTTATACTCATCATGTTCTAGGTTAAGCTGCGTTATCTTTTCCCATTCTGAGCATATTTCCATATACTTCTGTTTGTATTGTTCAGGTATCATCATCTCTACACCGTCTGTATTTTGCATTAGAGGAATAGATCCTGGTATACCTTCAGATAACATTTCATACAGCATCATCAGAGTTAATTGACCATTGATAGTAATTCTCATGGTAAACTCTGGATCATATAGAAAGCTATTCTCATCATTACTTAAACCATAAGTTGAATTAAGAATAATTTTATAAACATAGTTTTTAGGATCTTTTTTGGGTAATTTTTTTCTCTCCTCAAAGAACCATTCATACTTATCACAAAAGATATCTTTAGGTAAATGAGCAGGAGACCACTTGTTTCTAATAGCTAGATTAGGATAAAAGCTGGTGACATCAGAACTCATGATGATCATACCATCTTTAGCTTCATATACTCCAGAAGCTGTACAACCATGAGCACCGCCTAGACCAAAATCAGTTTTTACATTTTTATAGTTAAAACTATATTTGAATCCTCCTTTAGTATCTTTAGCATTTATTATTAAACCTTTAAAGTTTAAAAGTAAATTTTGAAAAGCTGGATGATTAAATTTAGTATAAGGTAGTATTATATCTGATACTTTTATATAATCTCTTCTAGTTCTAAGATTTTTTAAGTCGTACTTTTTTATTCCAGTTTCTTGACTTAGAAACATTAAGAATAACTCTTTAGATATTCTTGGTTCTGAAGCACTAAATAAATTAATACCATACTCTTTAGTAAGATCTTTTCTAAGATTAATTTGATCTTTGCTAAGATTCATAATTTGTTTAGTAGACTTTACATCATTAATACAATAAGTTACCACGGTATCAAGTTGTTCTTGAGTAGTAACACTGGTTGTATGGTGAATAGGCATATCAAGAATATTGTGCCAATCCATAGAATATTGTATCCATTTAAGACTAGATCTTTTAGCCGGATTGTCCCAGTGGTTTAACTTGAATACATCTATCTGTCTTATAGATAAATCTCTTTCACTAAACTCTGAGAATTCTTTATTTTCTTGTCTGTTTATAACATCTTGAGCTTTCTTATGTACAAGTCCTGCATATCATTTTTAAGATGGCCTATAACAAATGTGTGAATTATGTTTTCTTTATAGTGCTCAGCTACAAGGACAGTACAGTCTATAAGAGTCTCGTAGTCTATTACATAATGGTTCTTTTTCATGTTATTTATGTTCAGTTAAGCTGTTCCCCCTTCTAAGATAAAAAAAGGGTATAGATCTCTCTATACCCTTTAACCACGCCATGGTTTTTAAGTTATGATTTTTGGTGTTTCTGCTAGTACAATATCAGTTTCATTGATGATTTTCTCAAAAGCAATCTCATCAGTATTAATAGCAAATCTTTTAATAAAGTTTACTATTTCACCTTTGTCAATAATATAATACTTTTGAAGCACCTCAGTCATTCTTCTTTCTTGTTTCTCAGTAGTTGTCTGACCATTTTCATTTTTCTTAGGTGATTTTCTCATTTCAATATCACCATTGTCATCCACTTTTGGAAACATTGCATATTCTTGTTTCTTGAAAGTAGAGTTAATCTCTAACACTTTCTTGTCTCTCCAATATACAACATCCAAATATGGACAAGCTGTGGATACTGGAATTAGTCTGAAACTTTTTTCTGTTGGTGTCCAAGGAATAGTTACCAACATCATTGTTTTGTAGTCTGTCATAGTTTTGGTTTAAGGGTTACAAATTAAGACAATTTAGACTTTAATTCCAAATTTTTAATTTTAGCATGTAGATTTTCTTTTTCAAAATCCATTAATGAACATAACTCACCAACATCTTTTAATAGATTTTCTGCAACACCAATCATTTCAGAATACATAGAATAATATTTTTCAGGATATAAAAAACTTTCTATATAAGCATAATTAGATTCTTTCTTGTTATGAAAGTTTTCAATTTTTCTCTTATAAATAGGAGTAAGTTTTGAATATTTACCTTTAATTATATTATCCCAGTCTTCAGCATAGGAATTAAAATCAAAAACATAAATACCTTTTCCATCTTCTGTCTGTTTAAAGTCATGAAAAAGTTTATTATTAATCAACTTATCTTTTTCAAAATTTATAAAGTCTTTATCATCTCTTAAATGATAAAGGCAACAAAATTTTCTATCCTGAGGTTTATAAAAACCTTCCCAAGATATATAAGTTTCAATTGGGGTTACGCTTGCACCCTTCTTAATTTCTAAAAGTGGATACATAAAGATCCTACTTTTTTGAAAATAATTTTTATACATTGATAATGTCTGAGCCATAATAATTAATTTACAAAATTATTTGGCTTGTAGCAAATTTGTAGGGTAATACAAAGTTTTTATTTTTAAGATGCCAAGCAGCTTCATTCAAATATGTTATTAATTCAGCATCCCATTTAACCATTGTTTCATCAGAAACTTCAAAACAATAAACTTGTTGATACTTATCTACAACAATAAAATGAAATTTAACTGTCCAGTCTTTTTCAATAATGTAATTATACTCAAATCTTACAAGCCTGTTATAAATAGCAGCTTGTACAGAATATTTATAGAACTGAATAGTTTCTTCAAAATCAGATATTGTCTTACCGGTAGTTTTTAAATCATTAATATATATTGTTTTAGTATCATGATTTATTAATATACTATCAACTATACCTTTTAGATTAATAGGAGTATTCAGATCTTTACTTTCTGCACGAAACTCTGTTTCATTTATTACATCTATGTTTTCCATTTCTGATCTGTATAATCCTAAAAGGTCACAAACTTTGCTATTTGCTTTCAGCACATCAACAACTTCATTGCATCTTTGTAATGTTTCAGAATCAATTATGTCTCTGCTTCCCTTTGCTAATAAAAAAGAATAATAACTAATAGTTTCTTCTGTAACTATTTTTGCTACTCTTTGTTCATCAGTTTTTAGAGATTGATGAAGGTTTATTTCTTTGAGTATATTAATTATAGATTGAGAGTGGTCGGTGAGTAATCCTGGATTGGTTTTGTCTACTTGTGAAAAGACTCTGTCTATCACTAATCTTGAGTTGCCTGTTGGGAGTGATGATGGTAAAAGTATAAAATTTTCATCAAATGAACCATCATTTAATAATAAACTATGTATAACTTTTCCATCAATTAAATAAGAATCTATCTGTTCTTCTCTCTGTTGTAGTACATAATGTTTGTAATATAATTGAGGAGAAAATAATAGTTTATTCAATGCTGAATAGCTAATATACAAGGGTTTAGAATAAAACTCCTGCTCTAATTCAGCAGGAGTCTTTTTAGTGGTTTCTGTCATAGTTCTTCTATTGTTTCTGGTTTTTCTAATCTAGCATCTGTTTGCTTAGCTATTTCTACTAGTTCTGGTATAGGAGCTACTCCAGTCATTTTAAAACAGGCCGTGTTACCATGATCTTGTACTTCTTCAGTAACCATATCTAAAAGCATGTATAGATTCTTAGTAGTAAGAACTTCTTTTTCTTTTAATTTATTTACTATATTATCTATACTAATTCTAGATCTATGATTAATATTAAAGAAATTGCACAAACTTTTAAAGTTTACATGATATCTTGCTTGATTATCAAACATTACACGATTATACTCTTTAAATAATAATAACAAGTATATAGCAGACTTTAAATAATCAGCATTTGCCATAGCTTCCATTGCTACAACATGATCTGATTTATTTGTACTTTTAAGCATGCTGTTTAGACCTTCGTATAACTCTTTATCAATTATGGTACCTGTATTAATTATTTTTAATAAAGCATCTTGATGATAAATATTATGAAAATTATTCACAAGATATATATATTCTTGATAATTATCTTCTGGTAATAATAAATTTTGATCATAAGTATAAGTATAATCCCAGAGATTATTTAAAGTAGTAGGATTACCCTCATCTACAACATCATCATACTTAATAAAATTATACTTTGGAATACCACTCCTACCCTCAAGAACAGAATTCATAAACTGATAATTACATAATACAAAATCAGTTTCTACTTCATTTAAAAATTGTCTAATGGAATCAAATCTAACATCTTGCACAAGCACATAATGATCAAGATAATGTTTTAAACTTGATACTTTTAATTTTCTTAACCAACCTTTTCTTTCAAATAAATTATCTATTAGTGATGAAGGGTCAGCAAAAATAGCATTTGCTTTTTCTTTGTTCTTTGTTAAAGATACTTTGTTATTTTCACAAAAAGTTTTTACTTTAAATCTAGGAATTGTAGAATTAGGATAAATATACAGTATATTTCCTGGGGTAGAAACATAATTATCTTTAAAAATATTAAATGGATTCTCATCTTCTGATAAATAGTACTTATTTACTATAAAATTATTTTGAGAATTAAAACCACCGTTTAGTAAAATTGTTTTCTTAAAATTCATCTTTTTAATTATTTATAAATTCAACATTAGCAGGAAGATCTTTATACTCTTCCTTTATTTTAAATTGTACATCATAGAAAGTGTGTTTAAACTGAAACTTAGCTTTACGTATAATAGCATCTTCTAAATATTTAAAGATTTCTGGTGTCATTAATCCACCTTCTCTTACACAATACTCAGCAAATGCTAGTTCATTTTTATTGCATATATAGAATAATCTACTATGATCTCTAAAAGCTCTACTAGCTTTTGTTCTTAAGTTTACCATTCTACTAACATATCCAGTCCTTGCTAACATCCAAATCCAATAAATAGATTTTTTGATATCACAACTATTTAAAATAAGTTGTGCCATTTTATGATTACCTTCATCTGGGCTTTTTAGCATCCCATACAATGTATTGTATGTATCTTCATTTAATACTGGAGCTTCCCCCTCAACAGGGGTAGCTACCAGTGGTGTATATACTGCTTGTTCTTCCATATTATTTCATAGTCATCTTTAATACTTCAGGATTAAGCATAAGTTTTTGGAACTTCTGCTTGTTATAGTTAAGTATTTGTTTTACAATAATATATTTAAGGTCAGTAGTAAATATATCTTCTGTAGAGAATTTGATAAGTCTGTCAGTAATCTTTTGAGTTATTGAGTTATTATCAGAATAAGTACAAGTAAAGTTAATCAACCTTGTTGCTAATACACTAGCAATATCTGCACGATAGTTTCCATCTTTACCAATACAACTGTTTAGTTCACCTATAATATAAGATTCATTGTCATGAAGTAACATATCTTTAGGAGTAACTAACTTATCCAACTTGTTATTGATAAATGTAGTAAACAAAGTAGTAAGCTCTGGATTAGTACATGCCTCACCTAACTGCTGAATAAGAGGTAACTCATCTGCAAAATTCTTGATAGACATTAAACTATTAAAGAACATAGTTACAGTTCTAGCATTAACATTCTCACCTTCCATTAACTCTGGGTGTAATAACAAGAAGTTTACACAACGACCATCAATACCAGTTTTCTCTGCATATCTTGCCCATACATTAACATCAAACTTATAGTTTACATTAATAACCCTAGTCTTTTGAGCTCCATCCAATGCACTAACAGAATAGTTGCCATTATCAGGATTTGAGGTAAGAACAATTAATGAACCTTTTGGTAAACACCAGCTACCATAACATTGTGTTTCCAGGAGAGTCATGGTCGCTTGAATAAACTTTTCTGATGCCATTTTTGTTATCTCTAAGGCTCTTTATCCTTAGATTCTGCAATTTAGTCTTTTATATTTGCAGTTCAGACTATATTCCATACACTAGTCGTTGAACCTTCTGTTTATTACTAAACAGCTTGGCTGCTGATTGGCATATTTCTATGCTTTTCCAGACAATTCACAGGATTTTTTAATAGACGCTACATCTTGATTTTCCATATAGAATTCTTACATAATTTTATTTTTCCTTTTAATGCTAATCTAATTGCACCTGTTGATATATTTAAAGATTCAGCAGCTATAATAGCTGATTCCCATTCTTTAATAATATTTCCTGATGTATCACATTGCAATATGGGATAATTTCTTTTAAGTACCAAAGGTTTAAGAAATTCTAAATTATCATAAGAATATCTATATTTATCTTTTACTAAAATACCTTTATTTTTAGCTACACTCGATATACATGCACATAAACCATCAAAATTATCTTCTGGTTTTAATATATATCTTGCTGCATCTGCTATTGATTCAAAACTTTTAATCTTTATACCTTCCTTATTATACATAGTAACTGCTTTTATTTTAGCTTTCTTACTGTTATTTGTATAACTAAGATTTGTTTTTTTTTCATAATCCCATAAAAAACCTCCTACAGATTTAAAATAAGATTTTACTTTTCTAGCTACATTTCCTATACCTGAAATACCAAGAATTCTTTCAGCTTCTCTGACTGATGGAAATTCTGCAATAAATTCTCCATTAAGAGAATATTGAAATACAGGTTTAGAAGTAGTAATACAGTTTTGTTGAGTTAAACAATTTGGTTTAAGATTTAGTTTTGGATTTAAGGTATTAATCCAAAATTGTTCTTTTATCAGTCTTATATCCGGTTCACAAAATTCAAGTATTGAGAAAAAACATTCTTTTTTACCATACTTATTAAAACATCTTTGTATGTATATATTTTCATGTTTTAATAATTTTAATTTACTTTTGTGACTTTCTAATCTCTTTATAAGATTAATAGAACTACCAACATAATAATTTTCTTTTATCTTTAATAGATATACACCTGATTTATTTTTATAACTTGTTAATTTTGAATTAAATAGTTTATTCATAATAAATATTTATTACAAATATACTAATTTTAGTGCTAGATAATAAAAATCTAGTAAATTTAATTTAACGACTATAATCATCTAATAACAATAGAACGGGAGCAACTCTACCCTGTGCCCAATCTGGAGCAGCATGTGTCATTCTCTTTTCACCGGTTGGTTTATAACCTGCTTGAATATACTGAGGCATAGTACCTTCTACAACCCATCTAACAGAGTTGTCTTTACCAATCATCTCATGCTCCTTGCACGGAAACCCGATAAGATCTGCCACATCTTCAAGCTCCGCGAGGTTCTTACGTATCATATCCAATCCTAACTCATTAGCTAGTTGAAGAATAGTAGAAGTCTTACCACCACCTGCTTCACCTTCTACATTTACAGTCTGTACAGGTAAGTTCTTCTCTAACAATACTTTATTATTGTTATGAATGTATGTTAATAATGATTTTAACTCTTCAGAGTTCATGCTAATTTTGTTATTTGCTGTTGCCATAATCTTTTGGTAATTGAATTTGTAAACCTTTTAAATCTTTATTTAGTCCTTGGGACTGACTAGAGATAACCCATAATACAGGTCCTCTACATTTATCAGGAGCTGGTGCTTCCCCATCTGTTAAGTATATTAAACAGTTGTACTTTCTAAAATGTTGGTCATAATAATCTGTGACCGGGTGGAAGCTAGTGCCTCCTCTACCTTTTATTTTAAATTCCTTCTTAGGATCAAATTTCTCTATATGAGATATAGCACTATCACATTGAACAATAGTTACTTCTGTACCACTTCTTTGTATATGATATATCTCATGTAAGAACTCCTTAAGTTCTTCTGTATGTACAGAACCTGAAGTATCTACAGCAACAAGAATATTTTTCTTATATTTATGTTTTAACCCAGGATTGTCTTGAAATCTAAAATTAGGTTTGTGTCTTGATAATCTAGTATTGTGTCTAATATTACCACCAACAAATCTTCTTAAGAATCCTCTCCAGTTAAACTTAGGAGGATCTAAAGCTTCTAGTCTTTCTAGTATTTCTTTAAACTCACCAGGTACTGTACCTCTAGATTTTACAACCTGATCAGCTACTTCTTTTATGATATGTTCTGTTTGAGTTTTAATCAACTTCTTAGTTGCTTCATCAAGATCTTCAAACTCTTGCCAAGTATCATGATTAGGTAATTTTACTTTTACATTACCTTGCTTATCTATATCAATTTCTATCTCACCTTCTCCATCACCAGCAGCTTGCATCATCTTATCTACAGTACTACAAGTACCGGGATTGTTAGCAGCATTTAATAACTTGTCATAATAATACTTGCTACCCTTTTTAGGTTCTAACTTAAGATCTGGAAACAAGTCTATTGTCATACCACCTTCTGGTAAAGAGTCTTTATCAATAAATTGATTTATCTCAAGATCAAAAGCTATATTAGCAATCATCTTATTTGTAAGATGCTCAAAATCTGTTATGTGAAAGAAACCTATGTGTAATCATTTATGTTAACTCATATTTTCACATGAGATCAGACTATACCTTCATCCTTCACAGGATGGTCTATTGTAGTCGTTGAACCTCTTTCTTGGTATACTTCCAAGAAATTTGGCTGCGGATATACCAATCTTCACCTCTTTTACCATACCCAGGTAATTATTCTGGCCACATATTATATTACTATATATGCTTGGTGTGTAAAGCTCTAAGGTAGTTCCCGACAATTTAAGACATTTTACTTATACATTACTGCATAAGGAACCCTTACATTGAGCTCATGCTTGAGTAAACCAATTCTCTTATTAGGATCTAATGTTGCCCAAAACTCTTCATTCAAATAAAGTTGATAGTTAATACCTAGTCTACTAACACCAGCAGTAGGTACTTTATCACTCCATTGTTTGTTAAGCATTGTAAGAAACAAACCATAGAAAGGTTCTTTTAGCATTAAATCTTTACTAGCTTTTGCTAATTGTTCTGCTTTATTTGTCATTATCTTTTATTTTTACATTTATAGAAAAATTATCTATTACATCCTCAAAACCTAATAGATTTTTAATAAGAAAATTTTCTAATCTTTTAGTATAAAAAATCAAAGCTTGTTCTTTATCTTTCTTTGATGAAAATGTAAATTGATTTAGTATTTTAAATATATTAGCATAAGTAATTAAATTAGGGTTTGTTATTACACTTGTATTTTTATGATACTTTATATGCTTACTACAATGTATATTCCAATAATCATTTGAACAAGCTGATTCCTTTCTGAGAAATAAAACTTGTATAAGATTTTTATCAACCTTTAAGTTATTTATTACATTTAAAGCTACTACAGCATCTTGTTCTGTAGAATTCAACATGTTCAGTAAATTCTTATATTGATCTTCATCAATGACAATATCAGAAACTAATCTTCTATTTTTTGTGTCTTTAACATCCATAGTGGTGTTTCTTTATTATTAATAGCATCTACCCATTCTTTAGCAGAAGGAATATGACCATTGCAGTCTTCTTTGACATGCTGTTCTCCTATATATCTTATATATACTCTTTTGCCTACAGAGTTATAGAAAAACTTTCCAAATATTTTCTCACATTCAAATATACCTTCTGAATGGTGTCTAAACATCCTGTGAACACTATGACCTACCCAAGCTTTAGTTTCATCAAACCACTCATGATATTTCAAGTATTCTTCAGGATCACCACCCCACTTCTTTGCTGAGGAACGGCTGTGGTCATACGGGTGTGACATTATTCTTTAATAAAATCTTTAAGTTCACCTTCATGTGTGAAAGTATCAACATCAGTAAATCTTACATTATTTTCTATAGAATAAGTAAAATCATTTAGGTTGATAGTTACTGTACCATAACCACCATCATTATTATACCAATCTTCTATATCATCTAACATAGGATATACTAAATCAATGATATTATCATGTTGTTTTTGTGTAATATCAATTTGAGCTATATAGTGTTCATTATCTTCTCCATCATAATAAAGACAATCATCTATAGCACCTGAATCTCCTGATCCTTCATATTTTATTTCTAACTTTACTATACCTCTATCTTTTAATAGTAATACTGCTTCTTGCCAATTCATATTATTTTTGTTTGTAGAATCTACCTAAAATATTACGGTTCAAGAAATAATCTTTTTCTAATACTCCGTGTAAAAACTGGTGTTTTACTTCTTGATAAGTAAGTTCAGTTTTACTAAAACATATTTTAAGTATTTCTCTTTTGATTACTACACCTCTTTTATGAGCCTGTTTAAGAACATCATTACTACTGTAGTAGTCATGATAAGCTAATTTACTAACTCTTTCATAGGTCTTCTTTCTTTTGTCTACCGGTTGCTTCTTTTTACTAAGATTTTTTTTTCTAGTAGCATAGAAATTTTTTTTGCCTATATAAGCAACAGATTGGTTATCTACTATAGCTGTCATCATATAGACAAACCCGATAGCTCCATTTGGTATGTGCTCATCTTTAAACACTGCATTTTTATACAACCAACTCATTTTTATTTAATTTATCTTTTAAAAGTGGTGTTAAAATTTCTCTTACTTTATGGATTCCATAATCTCTTACAGAATCAGATAAGTCTTTGGATAAGTTAAGAATAACATAAGGTATTTTATAAAGAGTCTCATATTTTTTCATAGCCTCTATACCAGCAAGATCATTATCTAACAAAGTAATTATAGATTTGTATTTTAATTTATATGCATTTATAATATGTTCTTGGATCAAACTGTTTTCACTATCTGGAGCAATAGCTTCTGCATTTCTGTATCCTAAATTTTTAAAAGCCATTATATCTTTTAAACTACTACATATTATTAAATAAGGTACTTTCATAGTTAGTTGGTCTGTACCTTGTATATAATCCTTTATTTTAAAAAACTTATTGTCTTTAACCAAAGGTTGATATATTTTATAGAGAGTACCATCTGTTCTAAAGAAACCATACATATTATAATTTTTAATTACTATTTCTTTTACATCACCATTTTCTTCTATTTTACTAAGTTTAAAATCAGATATAGGAGAAACTTTATAAAATTCTAAAAGTTTAGAACTTATATTAAATTTGGTCCAGTACTTTTCATCTAAATTTGTCCAAGATCTAGGAGTAAAATCTACAATTTTATATCTAGATACTCTTTTAAGTACTCTTGAATCTAAAGCATCATTATTAATAGAAAGATATTTTTTATAATCTTCCATTATTTTATGAGCTGATTCACCCCTAGTACTTAAATTAAAAAGCTCCATTACTAAATTTATTGAATCACCAGATTTACCTGTAGAAAAATCTTTAAACTTATAAACTTCATTATTTGCATAATATACATACATAGAAGGAGTATTGTCATTTGGATTAAATACTGATTTTATTTTAACATCTTGCCCTGTTAATTTTTCTGGTAATAATAAATAATACTCAAAAACCCACTCTCTTGGTACTTCTTTTAAATCTGTTATAATGGATTTTGTTTTTAGCATATAGTATAATGTAAAAAGGGAGTTGTTACACTCCCTTGTTAGTTAAAGATCAAAATCTGAATCAGTAGTAATTCCAGTAGTAGCATCACTGAAACTATCTGAAGAACCTCCAAACTCATTAACAGGATCTACTTTTTTCTTTCTGATATGCTCATCTGGATTAAACTTTAAAAGTTTAGAAGATGAAGCATCTTCTTTTTCTATTGATACTCCATCTTTAGTAAATTTTGGCAAGAATAAATCATAAGCAGTATAACCACCTTTGTTTGTATATTCCTTACCACCAATACAAAAAGCAAAGAATTCATCTTTAAAAGGTTTATCTTTAGAAAATGCTGTAAATAAAGATTCTATAGTATCATGTTTTTCATCTTGAGCATCTAACCAGCTAACTGTATTAGTAGCAATACAAACTTGTTTTAAGAATTTTAACATTTCTTGATCTCTACTTACGGGAATACCTGATTTGGTTTCACCATCTGCAAAAGCCCATTCTGTTGCTTTTACATTACCTATTTTACCTTTATGTCTTCCTAACTCAGGTCTATCTTTATCATAATAAAAACCTTCAAAGTTACTACCTTGATCTTCACCTTCTAAATGCAAGATAATATGATAAGCTCCAGGTTTAAATTTAAACTCATCTAAAGATATACCATTAATTTTTGCTAAGACATTACCTGGTTCTAATGTTTTAGATACTCCTTCTCCACCTGTTTGGATGTTTTTTGTGCTTAATTTTCCACTCATACTTTTTTGTTTTTTTGTTATTATTTTACTTCATTATAATTAGTATCAATAACTTCTGCTATTGTACCATCTTCATTTCTTCTTACATCTGATTCTTTTAAGAAAGTATCTGCCATTTCTTCTGCTGTATACAATCCTAATAATAAATCAGCACCAACTCTGTTAGCACCTTTTGCTAAACATCTTGCATAGAGCATCTCCTTAACCATGCGTCTCCAATTATCCTTAGTAGTAAGACCTTGTTTCTCAGCATCTTTCCATGTAAAAGAACATACTTCTTCCACATTATCTCTTACAAAAACAATTGTAGTTCTTTGATCTACAGGTTTAGTACCATCAGTTTTTGGAGAAATTGTGTCTGTACTACCATCAGCATATACATAAACACCATCTTCTTTAGTATAAAACTTTACACCACCTTTTCTAAGTAAAGCACCAGTTGCTTTAGCAGATAAACTCAGTCTTCCTTGGATCGGGATGATGTAATGCATACTTTGCATTGTTGCAAAACCTAGTTCTTTACCCATTTGAGCAATAGTGAATGCATCTTCTACTGTTTTTACATGAGTAGGAAGTTTTTTGGAATCAATAAGAGTTTGTAAAAAACCCTTTAAATCCTGCTGATTGTTTTGTGTCGTTAAATTGTTTTCCATTTACATTTATTTTAAAAGTTCATTTAACCATTGTTTCTTGCTAACTGGCTTTTGTAGCAATATAGCTGCAAGATCTCTTATAGTCATCTCATTAAGAGGTGGATCTGTTTCAGGATCTGGTAAGCTAAAATCTTCAAATGTTTTTGTCTCTTCTTCTATTTTAATTTCAGCCTTTGGGCTGTATCTTTTTACTATTTTCAATTCATCTACAGGAACAATATATCTAACTTTACTTAAATCAGAATCTCCTGTATTTTCATATTCTTCTTGAAAATGTGGATTAAACCTATAAACATAAAGTGTTCTATCAGGATCTTCAGGTATATTAAACCTGTTAGTAAATTCTATGTAGATATCTTCACCTTTACTTATTTCACTATGAAAAAAACTTACTATTTTTTCTCTTTTAGGAGATAAATATGCCATTTTACCTAGTAAATAATAATCAGTTATACCCAAACTTTCAATTGTACTTTTGTGAAAATCTTTTAGTTTTTTAAGATTTTCTTTTCTGTCTTCTGCAGAATCTATTGTTGATATACTCATATTCTAACTTTTTTTTCTTGTCTTGCAGGTGCTTGTATTTCATGTATTTGCATTTGCTCAAAAGCTGTTTTAAAGAATGCTACACCTGTTTCACCATTTCTACATTTAATAAAATGCATAGCTAATATAGTAGGATCTCCATCTATAATATATCTTTCAACACCATAATACTTTATTTTTTGTTTACCGGGCCTATTAAGACCAATTAAAGTATCAGCATGTTGTAATAAGGCATCTGCACCCATGATATCAGATTCCAATATGAAATTACCATATTTACCATCTTCATTTCTTTCTGGAGCATCTATTCCTCTATTAAGCTGGCTAAGTACTATAAAAGCTATAGGATATTTTCTTTTTAATGCAGTTAATGTTTCTCCTAATGTATAAAGAGTATCAAACTTATCTTTTTCCCCAGGAGCTCTTTTAAGTAATAACGAGTGGTCTAATGTAATTATTGTATTTTTATATACTCTTTTACCATCTTCTTTTAATGAAGAATGCTCAAGCATATAATCATTTATAATTTCAACAAACTCAATCATATTACACGGCTCTTCTACTACATCAATAGGAAATTTAAGTTTGTTTTTAGCATAATCTTTACATTTAAGAAAATCTTCATCACTAAGTTTACCATCAGCACTACATAAGTATTTATATGATCTACCTATGTGGCTAGAGTATTCTCTTATTGCTGAATTTTTACCTAACATTTCAAACTGAAATTCAAGCACCCTAAAATTCATTAAAGGATTAAGTCTAAATGCACCATTGACAAGTAAATCTTTTACTAGTGTTTTTCCTGTAGCAGGTCTGGCACCTATTACAGTTGTACTATGCCATTCTATACCGTCAGTTGTTGCATTATTAAAAGAATCCCATGGAGTTTTAATACTGGTTATTTTACCATATCTTCTACCTTCTAAATAAGACAATGATTCTATAAAAGACTCTCTTTGAGTCTTCCATTTTGATTTTGCCATGTACTTTGATTATTTATAAACGGATATCAAATATATTAAAAGAAATCAAAAAAACCTAAAATACTTTTTCTATATGTTTAGGTTTATCAAAGTCTTCACCTGATTCTACTAATTCACAATAACTAGCTAAATCAGAAGACCAAGATTTGTCTGTATCTTGTTTTCTTATAAAATATTTTGATGTTCTGGTAAATTTAAAATTCTTAGATCTTTCAGTTTCAATATATACTTCTGCTGCTTCATGTATTGTTTCCCAACTATATTCATAATTCTCAAAAAACCATTTAAAAGCAATAATAATTTCTTTAATAGGAGATCTTGCAGCTTTATTACTACCTAATCTTATTTTTGGAAATATGTTGTTATATTTTTCAGCATTGGTTTCAAAATCTGCACCCATACTATGAGATAGTGCTTTTTTAACATGTATGCCAACAAAAGAATCAATTTTAGATATTAAAGATTTTGCTTTAGGTTGAAGAATATATAAAGGACCTTTAGCAGATGTTTCATCTTTAATCCATTCATTACTTACAAGATGTCTTAAATCTTGATGTAAATTAACTGAAGGAGCTGTAATATTTTCATTCAAACATTGTAATAAATAATACTGATTAGGACTTAAACCTTCTGTAATAATACTATCAAAAATTGTCAATAGTGTTATTTTGTTGTTCAATGATTTCATTCTTTAATGAATTTAAAATGTTACAAATAATAGCATCATTTATTCCTACAAACTGGTGTATTTTATATACAGAAACAGACACAGTAGAGTGACTCATATTTAAACATTTTGCAATATAAGTCATAGTATAACCCATGTCATACATTAATTTAGCTGTACAATGTTTGTAATAAATAACCATTCTCTTTCTCTTTTTAGAAGTAATAGGAAAAAAGAATTTTGAATTAGAATTATCTAATGCTTCTTTAAGCTGCCTATTAGCTATTTCTTCTATTTTTGGAAATGGTAAAACTTTAGTAACTCCTTTAAATTCATTGTTTGAAAACATTACTATAGGTTTATATCCAAATTTTTGAATAAAACTTGCTATGAATTCATCAACAAATTCTTTTATTTCAGCTCTTCTGCCATAAATTCTATCTGGCTCTTCATTTACCATATTATTTTAGTATTAAATTGATTTTGTACAAAAATATTGATTTTGTTAAATATGTCATTACAATCCCATTTATCTAAATTTTTATAACCTGCTGATGCTGGATGACTGGTATATAACTTATGATTATTATCAGGAATATAATCAACCCATGCTTGAGCCTTTTTACCAAAAAAAGCATAACATAATCCTGGATTATTAATAGTTAAATAGTCTAATAAAAATTCTATAAAAGGTTTCCATAAATCATAATGCACTCCAATTTTTGACATAGTTGTTGTAAGAGCTGTATTTAACAATAATACACCTTGATTTGCCCATCTTTCTAAATCAGGGTCCCAAGTATAACCATCAGGATATACTGTATCTTCTAATGCTTTAAAGATAAACTTTAATGATACTTCAGGCTTTCCTATGTTACTACAAGAAAAAGCAAGACCATCTGCAACATAAGGTTGAGGAAAAGGATCTTGTCCTATAATAATAACTTTAAGATTATTAAGACTACATGTTTCAAATGCTCTAAATACTTGTTTTAAAGGTGGAGTAAATCTTTTATTTTCATTAACCTCATTAAGTAATGTAGTTAGTATGTTTTCAAATTCACTACTTAATATGAATGTTTTAAGTTTATCACCCCATCCAGAAGGTTTTAGTTTTTCATATAATTTTAATTGTGTTTCTTGTAGGTTTACTGTAATCATGATTTTTTAATTATATTTGCCTTATGGCAAAAGTTAAATTTCAAACTATACCTAATGATGCTTTAATAGATATCCAAGTTTCTGGATCTTTCTATAAAAGAGTTGTTGAACTATTAACAGCATTAGGAAATTCTATGAAACTAGATGAATTTAAAGCTGTTTTAGAAAAACTAAAAACTAATGATCCACCAGCTAATTTACATGAAATGAATATACATGTAAATATGATGTTAGTTTATGAAATAGAACAACAAGCTGTTAAGCAAGGTAAAACTAAGGAAGAAGAATATGAAATTCCTGATGAAGAATTAGCACCTAACGGCAATTAATATTAAGTAAGTCTCCTATTTCTATTATAGTTTCAATTACAGAAATAAGATCTGATTTAGAAGCTTGACCAAATGACTTACAATACATCATTGTTTCACCTTCTATTTCTTTCTTAATACATAATCCTGCTTTTTTCTTAACCATTAATTTCATATCTTCATAATTGTAACCTGCTTCTTTAGCTAGTTCTCTTATGCATTTATGTATTTTAGCTAGTTGTGCTAAAGTTCCATCATCTTTATTTGCATCAAAAAATACTTCTACAAATTGACCTTCTTGAAGATTATCTACAAATAATTTATAAATAGTTTCATCAGATTTATTTGCATAAACAAGTTTACCTCCTTGCTTTTTAAGCATAGAGGTAAACATTGCATCTTTTTTACCTTTCATAACCTTCTTTGATTATGTTTTTTAAGTATTTTTTATGTTCTGATTTTAATCTTTTAATGTGAGCTCTTTCCTGTGGAGTTTTCATAAATCTTTCTTGGTGAGCTTTTACTTCAGGTCTTACGGGGTTTGCTTCTCTTTTCATAGTTTAATTTGTTTTTGTTTACACCAGTTAATACAATAAATTGATACTAGATTGTGTAATTTTTCTAGATCAACTTCATCTAAAGCTTTGTTCATAGCATAGAACATAGCTACTTGATCTTCTCTTGAAGATATATCTAACCTTAATTTTTTCCATAAAGGCATCATCCAATCCCAGGATAAATGAAATTGTAAATCTTCTGGACTTACAAAATAAAATTCTTCATCTGTTAATCCATTAAAGAATAAAGATTTAAGGACAGCTGGTCCACCTAAGTAACTTGTTATTGCATTGTTTTTAGTTTGAATATCATTCACTGTAATAAGTATTTAGTTCTTTAACTTCTTCTTGAGCTTCTTTTAGTAATCTTTCTAATTCTTCTTCTATCCATTTATCTGGAGTAGGAATACCAAATCTTTTAGCAGAAAAAAATTGGTATGGGTAACAATCATCAATATTAACTTCTTGTAGTTTAAAACCAACAAGTCCATTTTGTATTAATAATTTACCTATTTTGATTACTGTATAAGATTCACCTTTTTTTATCCATTTACTGGTAGGAATGCTTTCTGGTCTATTGCTATCATCCAAGCATATCACTTTGAAGGGCAGATTCATTTTCTTCTGGTTTATAATCAGGATTCCATTCTATATCTGTAGATTCTTCTTTCACAAAATGACCTCTTTCAAAAGATTCTTTTCTTAATTTTTTATGATAAGTTTCTTCATCATCTTCATGAATACTTCTTGATGCAGATCCTTCTGGAATAAAATCATCATCACATTTATATAATTGAACATCTGTAAAGTTTCTTATAACTCCTTCTGTATTAGGGAAAGAAACCGGAGTTGTTATTATTTTTATTCTAACATCTCCTATTTTAATTGCTGTACATGCCATATTACAAAAATATTAAAATTAAGATGATTTTACTATATTACCACATATTTTACATTTCCATTTAGGAGTAGTGGAATTTTTAGCACTCCCTTTTATAATTTCATATGCATGTTTATACCCAGGTAAACAATTATCATTTCTTTCAGATTGCATTTTAGCTAATTTATAACTCATTTATTTTTCAATTTTACAAGTTAAACCTTTTTCTAATAAAGCTTCATAAATCGGTTGAAGTTTATCTTTAGATCCATTTTTTACTGCACATTTACCATTGTTATGTATAATTAGTGCACATTGTTCTGCTTGATGAGGACTGTGATCACAATAAGCCACAAAACATTCAATAACATGCTGAAAAGTATTATAGTCATCATTATAAACTACAATAGCAAGTGTTGGTTCTATTAGTTCTTTTATTGCCTCTTCTAAATCTACATCATGTTCAATTTCAACCATTTGGTTGTCTAAAAATAGTTGTCTGTCCATATTATTTTATTATTATCATAATCTTCTAATGAATTCTTTACCCAAGTTTCATCTACAGTATCTTTATAACATAGTATATGTATAGTTGCTTTTTGATCAGGATTCATCCTCATCAGCCGGCCTATCCGCTGTTGACTTTTTCTTTCATTACCATAAGCATGCATAATTATACCCGATTTTAAATTAGGAATATTTACACCTTCACTTAATTGTAAAACACAAGATAATTGATTAATAATACCTTTTTTAAACAAATCTAAATTATCAGAGGATTCTATATTATTACTATGATAACTTGCTACACCAAATTTATCAGCTTGTTCTTGAGTATTAGCAAATATTATAAGTTTATCATTTATAGTTTCTATAAGTTTTTTTACATATTGCTCTTTACTAGGATAACTCATAATAGCTTTCATTCTCATGATACTCATTATTTGTTTTTCTTTAGGAGATTTAGCAAAATTAACCCTATTTGTCCAATAATTATAAGATTCTTGTTCTGAAGTCATCCACATCTTAGGAGCTTTACCTGTTTTTATTGTTTTAGCTTTAGACAAATGCAATTCATGAACATATATTTGATAATCATTTAAGATTTTATCATTTACTGCATCATTTATTACATAGGAATATACAACCGGAACATATTTATTAAAAAGCTTTCCTCTTTTGCTTTCAACATATTTAGGTGGGGTACCTGTCAACCCTATTATGTTTCCTTTATATGCACTTAACCATACCTCATGTGATTCTAAAAGGTTATGTGCTTCATCAAGATAGAGACATTTATAGTCTAAGTCTTGTTTTTTTAAAGATAAATAGGTTGTAAAGGTTATATTATCTAATAAGTATTCTAAATTATGTTTTTTTGCTTCTTCTTTCCAACTTTGTATAATAGATTTTTTAGGAGCAGCAACAAGAAAGAATGAGTCATCTGTAAAGTTTTCACTCATGTGTTTTAAACCTATTAAAGTTTTACCAACACCTACACTAACATTTACACATCCTCTTTTTGTTTTTCTTAAAACTTCTAAAACTTCTTTTTGTATTATTTCTCTAGTTTTATTCATAAAATACACCTCTTATGCCATCAAAGCATTGTTGTTCATCTAAAATTATACTTCTATCATATTCTTTATAATAAGGTGGTTCACCATATATTTTATGAATGTCTACTCTAGCTGATGTTATTTTTTCACAACCAAATCCTGCATCATTTATACAGATTTTAATTCTGTTGTGAGTTAATTCATCTACTGGTATAAAACATTTATCCATATTTATAGTTCCTTCATCTCCACCCCATAATTTTAAATGAGCAATTCCACTGATTTGATAACCTTTAAATTTTATTGTTAAATCTTTCATTTTTCCCATTTATATTAAAATTAATTGTGTGATTATAACAAAGTTTTATTTGACTACTATCATAATGTTTTATAGAACCATCATTTTCAAGAGCTACAACCCATACTGTGTTGTTTTGCATACCATAATCCATTATAAATAATGCTATACCATCTCCATGTGGAGTTGTAACCCATAGTATTTGTTGTAGCTCATGTATTGTTGTCATTCTATAAAGTTAGGAGTTATTTCTGTAAATCCTTCAGGTATCTCTTTCATTAGATTGACTACACATCTTGACCATGTTCCTACATAATCGTTATCTCCATGGTAATCTCCACCACCTCTACCATTACCTTCACAGGTTAGTAATGGGAGTGGGTGTATTTGCCAATCATTACCTTTTCCAGGGGTAGGACACTTTCTTTTATCTACATACTCTTTCTTGTCCCAGTTAACCAGGTAGGGATACTTAGATGGTACAGCTTCTACTAAAAATTGTAAACCATTGTCTTCTGCAATTTTATCATAGATATTTTTTCCATTTTCTTCTAGATCAGCATAGTCGCCTGCCCATACTATTCTAGAGTCTGCCCATCTACCTTTATCATCACCATCATTTATCAGTAGAAACTCTACAGCTTCTACAAAGTTGTTACCTATGTAACTGTGCTCCATTAATTTAGCACCATTTCCATAATCATATGAAGACACATGCTCCATATTATCTAAGTTTACTGCTTTATAATACTGTCCGATGATTTCTAAGTTTTAATTGTTATTTACCAAATTTTTTATACATTAATCTACTTACAATATTAATATTGTAATCAACATCTTCCTTTGTAATCTCTCCCATCTCATCTAGACCTGCTTTGAAAGCTAGCTTTAATCTTGCTAGATTTCTTTCCATCTCTTCCAATATATCAAGAGTCTTATCACGAACATTTACTGGTGCTTGTTCTGTTGTTTCTTTTTTATTTTTCATACTAATTTATAGTTTTATGATTTTTAAGATATTTACCGTGTACTTCTGTTTCAACTATTACAGTATCATTACCATACTCTTTTGCATTCTTTTTAGCTTCTTTAAGTGTTTCACAAGCTTCAAAGCATACTGCATTGTCTTGATCTGTTTTATATCTACCATCAAAGAGTAACCATACTTTTTTAACTTCTTGTCCCATGTTATTTGATTTTAACTATTTCTATTAATTTATCTAAGCACGCTTGTTCTGCTTCTTCATAGGTATCCCAAATTCTACCTGACCAGTCACCTTTTAATGTAAAATCATATTGTCCAATACCGTTATACATAATACTTGGATGTAAATTATGTTTCTCTCTAAACCATCTAAATGCTTGTTGTTTGAGTGGTGCAGTAATACTATTTCCATATCCTGAATAATGTTCTTTTAACCAACTATTCGTGTCTGCTCCCTTCATACTACTTGTCATTGTTTTCTTGTGATTATCTAAGTATAAAGAGAGGCAAGGTTCATTAAACCCTAATTCTTTAAGAGCTAGAGCTTGGGTATAGCTAACAAACTCATTTTCCATTGTTTACAGGTTTAGGTGTACATACATGACCATCACTCCACTTTATTCCTGGAGGAGGTGTTAATTCTGGTGAGCTGTACTTGGTACCACACTCACTACATATAAATTCATTCATATTATTTATTTAAAAATGTTTCTAATTGTTCTAGACTATACTTGCTCATAAGCTCTTTACATACTTTAAGTTTAAGTTCATAATATAAAGAACCTTCATCAATATGTGTAGTGTTAGATTCTGGTAGACTTGTTGAATCCTTAATCAGATCCTTGATATCATTTATAAGATCTGCATGAGCTAACTTATTTTGTCTTCTCTTATAAGTATCAAGTCTATCTTCTATTATATCTAGAATATCAGAATCTTCTATTTCATCAAAGTCTACATCTATATCTCTATTTATTGTTATGTATCCCATAATTATTTTGTTAATCTGTTAATACTAAATCCTTTTTCTTTTGCTACTTCTGGATTATTTTCTACAAAAGTGTGACATGATCTACACAAAGCTTTAAAATATCTTTCATCTGTTAACAGATCACCTATTTTACCAGACATGTGATGAATATCAGTAGAATACTCTGTACATATACCAGGTAAATGTGCTTCACACATAGGATGATTTTGAAGATAAAGTATTCTCTTAGCAGAATATAATCTTTCTTCTTTAGACCTTTTTTGGGTCCGAGATGCTATTGGTTTATGCTTAGCAGTTGGTTTAATTTTACTAAGTTTGGCAACTCCATTATAAGAACATTGCTTACATAACTTCATACCATCTCGGTTAGCCCAAATAAAAGTCTCTTCTTCACAAATACTACACTTCTTCTTTTTTGTCTTCAATGTCATTTCTACTTTTTAATGATCCCACTACCTTCTTACCTATCAATACACCATTAGTAAATGATTGATTTAAAACAATTAAATTAGATCTAATCTGAACTATATCATTTTCTTGTTTACATAAAGTTTTAATTAATTCTTCTTCCATGCTGTTTTCTGGACTAAGTAAAATATATACTCCTCCATTAATGACTGATTCTATTTTCATAAGTTTGTTCTAATTGGTTAAAATTTTTAGGTAATAGTTTATTTTCAATGAGTTTTTCAATAATCTGAGATTTATTAATTTTCAACATCTTAAAACTTAATTTATTAATATAAGTTTCATCACCTTCTATTCCAAAGTGTAATATCTCTTGAGTTATTGACATTCTAGGAAACAAATTCATAAACAAAGCATTTGCCATTTCATTGACAAGTTCTTGTTTCCATAGATTAAGTACATACTGTGTTTTTTTGTAAATTCTTAAGATTCTCTTTTTCTTTTCCACAGTTAGTTCATTTAATTCTTTCTTAGAATAGATATTTAAACCATGTAAAGCTCTATTGTAAAGAAAGTTTTGATGATCATTATAAGGATCTTTCTCATAATGATTAATGTAAGGGTTTTTTCTAGTATACATAATTAAGGGTGTTAAGTTTATAAATAATAAAGGAGAGGTTTTATTACCTCTCCTTGGTTACTGTTAAAGATCTACTGATAAATCTTGGGATTCTTGAATATCTGTTTCAGTAAGTGTACTATATGCTGCTCTAATATCTTCTGTATTATTATGAGCAATAGCTAAATCTTCTGAATTAGAATTTAAAGTATAGAAAGTTTTTCTATAAATAGGTTGTCCATCTAAACAACATACAATACCTGTTTTACCTGCAATTTTATAATCACGTTCAGGTTCTTTCATATTGAATGGTTGTAAACTTTCTTTGAAAATAATTTTACCAGATAATTCTTGTCCTAACACCCAACCAAAAGATTTTAAATCTTCTGTTGTACCATGAATTAGTGCACTAATAGATCTTTTTCTAGCAAAACCATTATCATCAACCACAACTCTTGTTTGTTCTACTCTAATGTGAGCCCATGTTGGATTGTTTTTTGATACTACTACTACATTACCTAATTCATCTGCTGTTACTTTTACTTTGCTATTCATTTTGATTAGTTTTTAGTTGTTAAACATTAATTGATTTTGAGTTGTGATTATTATAAATGCAAAAAACCAGGCAACTCATCCTGGTTTTCACATTTTTAGCAATTATTTTTTATTAATAATTAGCTTTCTTCTTCTTCTGAAATATCATCTTGGTCTTCCATAGATTCTATTTCATCCATTGTTAAGGAATTTATAGACACTTGAGTATATACTGATTCAATTTCTTCACTATCAGGTATATAATCTAGTTCATTATTTACAGTAGTTCTTTTTTTAGAACTTTTACAATCTAATACCGAGCCTTCCCACACAGATTTTGGATATTCTCCCCCTGTTATGTTATTCAGATCATTATCTGAAATGTTTAAATATTCTTCTATGGAGATATACACTATCCTGCCGTTAGGAAGCTGGTAAATTATCATCTACAATATATTTAATTCTTTTAAAGCTAATACTACAGACACAAGTGTTAATGCAATTGTAGTAATCAAAACAGTTTTTCTTAAATAAGAAATATCTTGTTTAATATCTTCAATTTGAAACTCATATTTGTCTAAATAAACATATTTTCTATGTTTTTTAAATGAAGATTTTTCTTCTATTTCACTCATAATCATTATTTTACACAAATATAAAAGATTAAACAATTTCATTATCTATCCCTTCTATATTTTCAATAAAATCCTCTAAATTTTCTACTATACCCGTTATTGTATCTAATTCAGCATACACAGATTCTGTTACAGATGTATCTGATCCTGTCTTAATTATTGTTGCTTTAGCTTTAACAGGTGATGTAGAATACAAATCAATATCAGTTATTTCTATTGGTAAATATGTATTATTTAAAACTTGAGGTAAAAGTCTTGTTTTTTCTTTATCTATTTGCCAAATATAAAATTCATTAAGATTTACATATACCCATTGACCTACTTTATAAGGACATTCTGGAAATATATTTAATAAACCCTTATAAACTTGTTCTAAACCAACACTATTTTTAGAAAGATTACCTATTATTACATCTGCTAACTTATCAGGATTTTTACACAAAAGAACTAATTTTAACATTGTTTTTAGTTCATCAGCTGTTATTTTTACATTAAAGCTTTTCATGATAATATTTTTTATTATTTTAAATTGTTTAAAAGCAATACCGAATAGTGTTCCATGGGAGTATCTTATCATGTAGTTCGGTCCACTGTCTTATATACTCAGCTTTGAGATCATGTTTATATCTAATATTTTCTCCACCATACTGTGAAATCTTACCTTCTTGTATCTCAGGCTTCCATAATAGATCTTCTCCTGGTAGATTGTTGGCTAGATTATACTGATGCTTACCTTCATTGTGAGTAAGAAATATTACCTCGGCTTTGATCTTTTCTTTATTCTTTACAAAGCTATTAACTTGAATAAACAACTCTTCATACTCTAATAACCAATTTTTAGTAACTATTACAGGAGAGAAATTTATGTGCACATCATATCCAGCATCAATAAACTGGTCAATAGCTTTTATTCTTTCTTCTATACTACTAGTATTAGGTTCCAACTGATCAGCATATACTTGAGGCATTAAGCTAAATCTTATTCTAATTTTATCTTCTGGATTATATTCAAGCAGTTTTTTGTTTACATACTTAGTAGCAAAAGATCCCATAGCTTTTGGGTGATTCTTAAAGAAGTCAAAAATCTTTTTCCACTCATGATACTTTAAATGTAAAGCTAGGTCCTCATTGCAAGAGATGTCGTAGCTTATATATTCATCATGAGTTTGATTAGGTTTCTCTACATCAGCAAACCAAGAATGATGATCAATAGCTGTAAGTATATCTTCTGTGTTAGTGGCTACTGTTAAACCTGTAGGTTTATGTCTTTTCATATAACAATAACTACAGTTGAAACCTAAGCAACCATGTCCAAAGCTTGGACTAATGAAGTCTGTTGACCTGTTAGAAGGTCTAATAAGCATAGACTTTCTAGTTACTTTTTCTACCATCACTTTCGTGTTTATTTAGTATATATTCAACAATTTTTTTTAACTTTTTTATACTACCTCTATATCTAAATTCAGATTCTTCATCAACCCAGTTATAGTAAACACCTCCTTTAGGCACTTCTTGATCTAACATTTTTAGGTATACATGATCATCTGACATTTTAGACTGAAGTTTTTTTTTGGCAGCATTTATTTCTGATAGTGTTCTTTTTTTCATCAGTTTTAGTTTCTAGTTATTTTATCTACCATATCCAGGATATTTAGCTTCATGATATTCTTCCCACATTTCTCTAGGTACTCTATAATACCCAGGATCACCAGGTATTGTTATCTCACCAGAGTCATAGTAGTTAATACCAGGATTATAGTCTGGGTTTTCTTCAAACCATTTCTTAGAAGCTTCTCTTATCTTAGAGTTCCACTCTTCTTGATTAAATACTTTTTCTACCACTATTAATATTTTTAAACCTTAAATTAAATACTTCATCATAAGGTGTAAGCACTGTTACTTCATAGCCACTAGAAAGTAATATTTTACATTTACCTGGCGAAGGTTCTGTTTCACCATCTTCTATTATTTCTCTTATGCAAATAATACTATCTAGATCTATAGAAATAGACACAACCATTAAGATTTCTTTACCTGTTAATTCTTCAAACTTAGAATCAATAAGCTCTATTTTTGATATAAGTACATTTTTCATTTTATTCTTCTTTATGTTTGTTAATAAAATCTATCCACTGCTGACCTGTCCAGTCAAGTGTTCTTAACCCAGCAGGAATAAGCTTACCATTTATTGCTATATCATACATACCACCCCACTTAACAGGCCACCCTGCTGGTAAGTTCTCATCAAGTATAACTCTTCTTACTAATTTACTAGATCTAAGTGGAGTATTCAATGGAGTGTTCTATATCTTCATTGTATTTTAGTTAGATGATCTACATCCCAAGCATTGTAATAAATACCACCACTACAAAAGTATACTTTGTATACTATGTTAGGATTTTTACTAGTGTCTTGTGCTATGTGCATGTTCTCACTAACTGTGTAAATACACTTGGGGCAAACCTTTTGCACACCAGCTTTTCTTTGTTCATAGTTAGATACACAACTCTTACACCCGGTAAGAGATATGATAATTGTTAAAGTCAATAATAATTTTTTCATATTAGTCTTGTTTGTTTAATTCTTTAAGTTCTAATGCTATAAGCCATAATGGTATAGCTATTATAATAGCTGATGATAATATCATATTAGTCTTGTTTGTTTAGTGAGTTACTTTAAAGCATGCAGCATATCCATCTTTTAAACCTTCCTCATAGGCTTTTTTTATTTCATCAATCATATCTTCTTGGCATTGAGTGTAGCCATTGATAAATGCTTTTCTTTTTTTATGGCAATGTATATCCTTGTTATAATGCCATGCTGGTTCATCTAAAGGATTATTAGGATATTCTCTATATTCTTTTTCTGCTAACTTTTCTATTTCTTCTTGTGTTTTCATTTTACAAATACTTTCAATGTTCTACCATCATCTTGATAAGATAACTCTATTTTACAATCCCATTTAGAATATACCCTACCAGTTTCATCAACAACTTCAACTCTTGTTACTTTTGATGTGTTGTTATCTTCTTGGCATTGAGTGTAGCCTATCTTGATTAGTTCAGTGTCTTCGTGAACAAGTTGGTGGTAAATAGCCCAATCTTCGTGCTTCGACTTATCATGGAGTTTCTCAGCTTCTTTTTTAGCCAACTTTTCTATTTCTTCAGGTGTTTTCATAGTTAATTGTTTTTAGTTACTTTGTCTACCATGTAATGCATCTTCTACTCCTTTCATGTATCTCAATAGAGTTAGTGCATTTTTTAACTCTTGTTTTTCATATTTTAAATCTTGTTGCTCACAAGTATGACACTGTTCTCTAAACCAGAGTATTCTATTAACTTGTTGTGGTTCACAAGTAGGACATGACTTCTTCCAAGCTTTGTCAAAAGCATTATCTGTTATTAGTTTCATTCTTTTGTTGTTTTTTAAGATAAGATTTATACTTCTTTTCAGCATCTTCTTCTACCTGTGATACTAAGCTAAGATACTCCATACCATAAGGCAAGTTGTGGTTTTTTAACCTTCTACTTTTTTGCAAATAATTTCCAATAAATTCTTCTTTAGTCATAAATATATTCTCCTACCCATTGAGTAAGACCTTGTGAGTTGGTTGTTTTAGGTATTGATTGACCAAAGAAATTAGCCATATGTGCACCAAAACTACTACTTGGTTTTTCCATTTCACACTTACTGTATCACCTTCTTTAATCTCTGAGTCATCTACTATTAGTAGATATGTTCCGGTGTTTATTATTTTATGTTCCATATTTTAGTCTTTTAATATTATTGATAACTCTTCTGGTGTAGGATTTCTTCTTTCACCACACATAACACATTTCATTTTAGTAAATTTTTTAGGGTAGGTATGTGTCCTTTCCCACTGATGGTCCGCATCATTTAAGCAATCAGCTTTACTTGCTTCATAGTAATAGACTATTGATGTCGTATAGGTAAAAGTTTTACCACAGTTATCACACTCTTGCTGATAAATTTCATCTTCTTGATAACCATAACCATCATCGTGGTTTATTTCTTGACTTTTATTACAATAAGGGCATTCTATATCATCTCTCATATTACTTTATATTAGTTAGTTCAATTTTTTCTTTTATCACATCTAAAGTATGTTTGAAAGGGTTATTTTCAATATTTTCAACAAGATTCCACATTTGTTGGGCTATATCACGAATTTCAACCTGACTATGCTCACTATTTCTTAATTTTATAAAATTTGCAAAACTTCTCATATTAAACATAACATCTGCTGTTATTTGAGAATTATAAGTTTTGAAAAATCTTGCTGATTCCTTGGCTCTTTTCCTACCAAGTACAGGTGTTAGATCTTCAAGACATTGATGATACAACATGTTTGATTTTTCTGTAAAAATTTTTAATGTATCATACCAATTCTGTTTACCTTCAGCTTTCCAATCTTCAGGTAGATAAAACTTATCTTCTTTTAACTCTTTATACCTTGCTGATTCAGCATTAATACTAGCTATTCTATGTTTTAATAAATGTATATGACTTGCTATATCACATGTTACTAAAAAATGAACAATACCTTTTTCAAATGGTGTTTCATGACCATCTTTCCATAACATTTTAATCAAATTAGGAATTCTTTTTCTTTTTTCATCATTAAGTTCTCTTGAAGTACTTGTCCAGGCAGACAATGCTATTATTTCATCTGATCCATAATGACTTATTAACTCTACTGTATTTTTCATATTTTCTTTTTTATAATTAAGTGGTTCATAATAATTAGATATCCAAATAGGATAGCCGGATTCATTTATTAGTTTAATGTAAGATTCATGATCTTCTTGCAAATAATCATCTTTTGTCATAATTTTTAAATTATCTGGGTGTGGTCAGTATAAAAAACACCCTATGAAATATTATACTGACCTTTTTCACCCAGCAATATTATACTTTCTGCAAATAGTTTGCAGGATTATAATTTTGTCTTTTGTAGATACACATGCTTATAAAGAATAATTCATTAACATGCACACAAATCTTGCTTACTTTTTCAGCAACATCTACAATATCTTCTTCAGTATTAAATAACTCATCCATTTGAATTATTAAATATTCTGCCCTACTTTCAGTTATACCTAAAGCATCTATTAAACTATCTGTATTATCATTTATTCTTAAAACACACAGTTTTTCAGTTTCATTAGGATTTACTTTGATATACTTAGGTCTTTTAAAGTAACTAAGTATTTTATGTTTTAATTTTTTCATATTTAAAGTTTAAAAGTTTAAATAAATAGTTTAATATAAATTGTAAATAGTATAACTATAGATATTATAGAATCAGAATACACTATATGACTATCATATTTAGGATAGACCAGTCTTAATATTGGATTTACTACTGATAATATTAATAAAAGTCCAAAAAGCCAGGCATGGTTTGTAAACAATCCTAATATACACCATAAAAAGTAAGAAATGCCCAAAATCTTTCTTAAATTAGATTCATTTTCTACATATAATGTATGATTTCTTAATTTGTTTATAAAAGTTCTGTGTTCTACAATAGGATAGAGTTCATAAGCAATAAATATTATACTGCACAGATAGTAAAGTTGGTGAATCATAGTTTTGTTATTTTAATTATTGAATTTTGATTAATGTATTGGTCTATGTTTATATAGTAATTACCTTTCCATAGGAAACAGTCATGAATACCATCTTTGTTTTCATATCTTGTTTCAATTGAGTATTGGTTATTAGGATCAAACCTTGCATGAAATATTTGGGTATCTTCTTCAAATTCAAGACTTTCTCTATAAATATCATTTCTGTTAAGATATTCAAAGATTTTAATTCTTTCTTCTGGAGACATATATTTATAATATTTTCTTGTAAGATCTTGCCAAAACATAGCTCTTGCTATAGGTCTTGGTGGAATACATGCTTCAGCTAAAAAGCAAAGCTCAAAAAAGTCTATTGTAAATGTGGTCATAATTAATTGTTTAATAGTTATTTAATATCAGAAAAGCTGTATTGGGAGTGTCATGATCGTACCAACATTAAGGGAGCTTACCTCTACCCCCACACTTTTTATTATTTCATAGGTTATCTAAACTGAAGTCATTATCTTCAGAGTCATTAGGACAAGTATCTATTGATACTGTGCAACTTTGGATTAACTTTTCTAAATAGTCATCCAATACTTTTTCAATGTCTGTGTTCATTTTGATTTGGTTTTTAGTTGTTAGTTAATTGTTTATTTAGTTGTTACATTCTACCTTCTATAAATTCTTTCATCTCTCTTTTAGCAGAGTTGACACCATTCTCATAAGCTTCATCTAATACTAGGTCTAATCTAAATAATATAGATTCTACTAGCTCATCAGTAAGAGTTCTTACTGGTAAATCTTTAAGCCACTCTCTAAAGTTTTCTTCTTCTTCATTACTCATATTGTTGATTATTAATTGGTTATAAAAAAAATGCTGGTCTTTCCCAGCAGTCAAACTGTTCGTGTCAACCAACATGTATTACTACACCCAGAGAGTTGAACTCTGGCACACCTACTTCCCACAACCTCAGTTAGCGAGTGGACTCGAACCACATCAGTAATCAGGACAGGTTCTGCCCCTGTACCAAAGGATGATTCCTTTATTAACTTACATAAGGTAATTACTCCTTATTTGAGTTACCATGTAATACTTCACTGCAGCTTCATATTACCAAAGGTATTCTAATACCACCTGATTATGTACGGGTCTTTCCCCGTTTGTCAACCTTATCATCTTTCACGTGTGATTTTTCACCTATACTATACATAGTAAGTGATTAGTCATATTGAGGCTGATTAAGATTATTTCCTCTCGTAGTCAGGACAGGGATGAACCTGTAAGTAATGGGAGTTCCTCAGCCTCTCCTCTATGTTCAGTGACTTTGTGTTCTGCCCTTTGATTTATACTTTGACACCAATTCTGTCACCTGACTATTTTATTTACTTGTTTGTAATAAACATATTATATGATCCCATGCTAACAGTACTACAATATCTACTGGTGCTGGAAATTCTTTACCTCGGTAAATAACTTTTGTATAATTACAACTTAAGTTTCCATCATGTAATTCTAACATAACTTTTATTTTTAGTAGTCAGGACAAGGATTCGAACCTGTAAAGGATTTTTAGTATGTTTATGGTTGCGATTAAAATTTCTGAAGTACCTTAACTTCATCCACCATAAAGAACTATGCGTCTACCAATTCCGCCACCTGACTATTTGCAACCTTTACAACATACTACAATATAGTATGAATGGGACATTCTGTTGCAATGCTTACCCCACCAGCATATGTTTTATCCTAAGCACATAATCATAACTCCTGTTTTTATACAGGTGGCGACACCCTGTTTAGTTATGACTTGTGCATTAGGAATTAAGTAAGATTGGGACCAGAGGCTGTGAGTGGTACAACCGTGAGAGCCATTACTCACCTAACTCTCCCCTAGCTCAGCTACGCCAGCAACATGTCTTCAGAGATGTCTTTTAGGGATTCTTATCGGCACAGCATTACCTGGGTACCTTTTCCGCTTGTTCTCCCAATCTATAAGTATAAACAACTACTGCCTTCTAAGTGGGTAATATATCTCCTGATTACGTTGCACGCTCCTACAGGCTTATTACATTAACCTAAATTACTCACAGCTTAGACTATGAGATAACATTTTTCAGTACTGCATATCTTCGGCATTATAATTTCAAATGTTGCAGCAATTGGGGTTGTACATATCCAGCACCCTGTACTGTGTTACTATTTAGTGTTAATACAGTAGTTGTTTAATGTGTAAAAATATATTATTACCGGTTATTAGCAGTTATTAGCTAAGAGTATGTTAATATGTTAATAACTGTGGTGGTATCTCTTTCCTATCAAAAAGAACAAATAGATATAGATATAAAGAAAGAAATAGTATATATAGATGTATATAGAGAGATAGAAAGAGAGATATATGGTGTATTGAAGTGCTTTATGGGATATTAGCTATATATCCCGCCCCCATAAAAATATGTTGAGTCCTAAATTATAAAGAATTAATTAGGGTTAGAATAGTCGGGATGGGGTCTAAACTCACTCTTTTTCACACATAACTCATTGTAAATCAGTCAGTTAGATGAGGTTACTTAAAGTAAAAATTGCTTTAAATACTCTATCATCTACACACATAATGTATGTTTTATGCTTATATATATGTATATAAGATAGTCACACATAGTACACACACCCAATAATATCTAACTGCTTGATTATCAATCAATTAATTTTTATTAGTCTCATTTCTGTATATATAGAGATAAACAATACTATATATATATGTATATATACTATATCTATATATATGTCTTATATCTATATATATAGGAAAAA